GGGCGCTACTTACGCACTGGCCGGCATGAACTACACCCTGCGCAATCTGGGCGATGGCTTTGCCATGTTTGACGGCGCAGAGCTGATCAAGGACTATGTGTCCGAGGATTATCTGGTGATGTCTACCTACGCCATGATTTTTGACGGCGCAGATGCTGCAGGTCTGCCGCACCTGTCCAGCGCCAACAGCCCACTGGCCGCATACCCCGGCTACCTGCTCAACTACGAGCAGCCCTACGGCGCAGGCCGCATCACCATTTTGTAAAAGAAAGCCCTATCAGGGCAGGTCAACTGTATAGCAAAAACCGGGCAGTCTGCGGGCTGCCCGGTTTTTTGTGCAGTACGAACGATTGGAAATGCGCTCCGCGCATAATTAGCGGAAGAATACCCCTTCCGTCTTGCCGCTTCGCGTCAAGCCACCTTCCCCAAGGGGACGGCTTCAGGCTATGCCGGAAAGTTTCCCTTCTCGGCACAGGCGTCCCCTTGGGGGAGCTGGCTGCGAACGCAGTGAGCAGACTGAGGGGGTGCCCCGGCAAGAGTGATTCTTGTGGCTCAGAATAATACAAACAGAAAAGCCACCTGAGTTTCCTCAGATGGCTTTAGTCTGGTTGACTGCTTCAGAGCTTGCGCGAACAGATTTCCACAATTGGCCTCGTTTGAAATGCTTGAATTATCATTGTTTTCGTCGGAGCATAAATCCAAGTCAACGGTATTGCTATCCCCGAAGCAATTAAAAACCAGTTTCAATCGGTTGCCATCATCGTAAACATAGGCCGCGACCAGAAATGTGTTGAAAAGGTCTTCCTGATACTGACGGTCGTAAACATCGCCGTTTCTGAATAACAAAAGGCTTGATATGAGGTTTTTACGATCAACGTGAACGAGGTCTTCTTTTGCTGAGTTCAGCTTGGCGCTTAAATCTGACTGTTGAGTCTCCAACTCAATGAGCCGGTCGCGGGTCGTGCTTGTAATGACACCCTGTTCAATGGCCTTCATCACATTCGAGATAGAGGACTTGATGTCGGCTAACTCATTCTCCAAAGAGGTGATTTGAAGTTTTCGGTCTTCATCTTCCCAGTATTCGATAGTTTTATCTGCAATCCATTCAATGACATCATCAGTCAGACAATATTGCTTGATGGCTTGAGCAACCGCCGGCTCGATGATATCCCGGCGAATATTCTTTTTGTCACAGGTGCGTCCCACGCGCCTATTCTGGCAGGCGTAATAATGATGAATAGTTCCGGTCTTGGAAGTGCCGGACATTCCGATCATGTAGCCCCCGCAGTGCCCGCATCGTAGCTTCCCGGTCAGAAGGTAATCATCTTCGCCGGGTCGATGCCGGCCGTTTTTCCTTCGGTTTCTCATCCTGATTGCCTCCTGAACCTTGTGCCACAGGCGGTCATCTATAATGCGCGGAACACCGCCCTCAATGCGAGTTTCACCGTAAATGTAAATCCCGCGATACCTTTCATTGGTGCATAGGCCGTGAAAACTGCATTTGTTCCACTCGCCATTGCTGCCGGTTTTGATACCCCGGCGGTTTAGATCACGGGCAATGCTCGTATTGGTTTCACCAGAGGCGACGCGCGTGAACACCTCCCGGACGACTGCGGCAGCGGGCTCATCCAAGACGACTTTTCCGTCGGAACCGCGCTTGTAGCCAAAAGGCTGCTTTCCGTTTGCGATGCACTTGCTGGCGTTGTCCATCAGACCGCGGCGAACATCCTCTGCCAGATTGTCCGAGTAGAACTGGTTGACATTCATCATCGACCGCAGAGCAAACCGGCCAGCCGCGCTGTCGTCAAAGTCTTCCTCGGCATAGTAGACCTTTACGCCGCAATCCATCAGGCGGGATTCGTTGACCATGGCCTGCATCATATTTCTGCCCATACGGTTGGACTTCCATGCAAGCACATAGCAGAACTTCCCGTCCTCAGCATCATTCATCATGCGTTGGAATGCCGGGCGATTGTCGGTGCGGCCGCTGATCGCCCGGTCTTCGTAGGTCACGGTGATTTTCAGACCCAGCGAGGCAGCGTATTTCCGGCAAGCCTCAATCTGCTGCTCAATGCTAACATCCCTCTGATTGTGGGACGAGTAGCGGGCATAGATGACGGCATCGCCGCTTGCCTGTTTCTTTTTTCTCGCCATTGTAATTTCCTCCAAGGTACACTTTGACAAGCCTGCCCGGAGGTGGTACAATAACACCTGTGAGGTTGGCTGTTATTGCCCTCTGGGTAAGCTGATCTGGAACGCCTGCGGTGTTGGTAGCACCGTGGGCGTTTTTATTTTGCTGAAAAACGGAAAAATCCACCAAAACGCTGACAGTGTTGCAGCATCCTGTTATATTTGAGCCACTTCCGGGAGCAAATACGGCAGAAAAGAGGTGGACTATGTGGAAAACAAGAAATTTGAAGATGAGCTGAAAGAACAGCTTCGGAAGATTTCTGTCAAGCAGCGGATAATGCTGCTTCGGCTTATTCGTTCTGAGCGAGAAACTGAATGTAGCTCAGAGCCTGCTGCTTTTTCTCAGAACTGAGATTTGAAACCGCTTTCATAATTTCCGCATCCAGCTCGTCCTCAACAGAGAGGGCGAGCTTTTTATTTTCGGGGTCATCAAACATTAAATCCACGGGCATATCATCAACATTTACCAGCAAGTCTGTAAGGGTCATGCCCATTCCAGACGCAAGCTGCTTTAACTTTGGAAGGGTGGGAGTGACAGGCAAACCAGTGTTTGGATTGATGCCCTTTTCCAACATAGAAATATAGCCATTGGACAATCCGCATTGATTGGCAAACTGCCGCTGGGAGAGCCCGTGATCTTTCCTATATGCGGAGATTAAGTCGCGAAGTGTCATGTTGTTTCCCTCCAAATTGTTTAATCTATTATACATTCAAAGTGATGGAATTGTCAATGGACTTTGTGTAATTTTTTGAACAAAAATTGTTCAATCGGGTTGACAAATCGTCGCGAAAGGTGTACTATGGGTGTGCAATCGGTTAAACAAAACCGGTGCATGAAGCAGGAACGGAGGTGAAATTGATGGGTTTTAAGATTAAAGAGGTTCGGAAGTCGCTGAAAATGAGTCAGGAGGAACTCGCAGAAAAAAGCGGCGTGAGCCGCGGAACCATCGTTGCGTTGGAAAGCGGCACAGAGCGCGTCACCACAACAAAAACATTGGTTGCACTGGCGATTGCAATGGGTGTCAGCGTGGACCAAATTTTTTTTGCTGATGATGTTTAATCGAATGAACACACGACACAAGGAGGCATGATATGAAATCTATCGCTTTGGCATTGTCCTGTGCAAGCATCCTTATCAACATCCGGACGATGATTCACAGCCAGAATCATTGATAGGGAGGGCGCTGCATGGAGAACAACAAAAAGCCCAGCGAACCGACAGAGCCGGAACGCTGGGCAAAAATAGAGAACGAGCTTCAGAAGCTCAAGCGGAGTAACTTACTCCTCGGCACCGGATTTCTTTTGCTGGCTGTCTTGTACGGCTTCATGATCTTCCGTTTCGGTCTGATGGTCAACCAAATCACAGACATCATCGGAAACATCATTGAGACGGAACGAACCACTTTGCAAGTCCTTGAAATAATCAAGAATTTCTTGCTTTAAGGCGATATCCTGCCGCTGCAATTCAAGGCTTTCCTGCTGGTATTCATTCGTGGCAGCCCAGTAGGTTTCCTCTTTCCTGTCGTGCTCGTTAGAGGATGCCTGCTCTGCAAAGAACACGATGATTGACACGAAAATCCCGACAATCGCAATCCAGTCGCTTAAGGATAGTTTATTGTTCAAGGTTTTGGAGTTAGCTACTTTATCATCTACAACCTCGGCTACTTCCCTGGGTAGACAACGTTCCATCTCATCTAGCATGGGCTGAACTTTTTCTATCGGGATTTCTGAATGCGTTTCGGGTTCTTCGATGTCGAAGTCGTCCAAAATCGACATTGAGAGATTACGAATTGCGTCCAGATAGGCCTCATCGCTCAATTGCTTTGCAAGAGATTCTCTTATGGATTCCGCCAACAGAGGCGAGCTGCTTCGCAAGGCCCTTTGCACAGCGTCGATTATTCCGTCGCAGTCGAGTTGAATTGACTGCACAGCTACTTCTTTCAGCTGAGAGAAATCCACATTCTGGACCATCTTTGCTGGCAGTCCGTTTATCACCGCTCCAAGGTCTAAAACAGACTGCTTTAGAGATTCAATCGCATTTTGAGTAAAATCAACGTCTAAATTTTCATTCACGTTTCGCACCTCCTTTCCGCGCTTATTTTATCGCAGAAGGGGAGGGAACACAAGGAGGTTCCCGTGAACACCGACATCCACGTCCGGTTGGACGAAATCAGTCCCGAAGATACCGCCCGGCTGGCGCGGGGCTGCAAGAGGCTCTATCTCAATATCATCGCCATGCCGGGCGGGCAGGAAAAGCTGGATGCCGCATGGGAGGCCTACCAGCAACGAAAGAAAGGAGGATGCCCAAATGGTTAAACTTCTCATGTTTCTGTACGGCGTTGATGCCGACCAAGCCGCGGCCAGATGCCCGGCGGCGTGGTTTGGTGTGATCGTGATGGTCATCGGGGTTCTGGGCTGGCTGGACTACTACGGCTGTTTCGATAGCCTTGGCCGTTGGCTGAGCAAGGTGCTGAAGGAGGTGCGCGATGTATTCTTCGTTTGACCCGACCGATGAAGAAGCGGGCTACCCGGAAGAACCCCGCTGTCCGCTGTGCCATGAGCGCTGCGATACCATCTATCGCGCCGATGACGGTACGATCGTAGGCTGTGACCGCTGCCTTGAAGCGGTCGAGGCGTGGGAAGTCCCTGAGTGCTTCCCGGATAAGGAGTGATTTATGCGTCTTGCAAAATATTACTTCACCTACGCCAGCGATGGTTCCCATCCGTACTGTGGCGGCTGGACTGAGGTGTGGGCTCCGAATCGCAACCTTGCATGTACTGCATTTCGCATGGTTCACCCGGATAAGTTTCCCGGATTCTTGAATTGCGCCGGTGTGTACAGCGCTGAGGAGTTCAAGAAAACCCGCATGGCGGCCGCTGGCGGGAACTTCGGTTTCTGCTGTCGGGAAACCATCTCCATGGACCTTACCGTTACGGTACACGGAAAGGAGGTGATGTCATGAAAGCAAAGAAGCTGACCCGCAAGCAGAAGGAAGCCCTCTCTGCCGCCGGCTGGGACTGCACCGCATATCTCTGGGTTCGGGATGTCCCGAATGGCATGGTGCTTCTGAACAAGGGCACTGGCAAGATTGTTGTTTTTGAAAAGTGAAAGGAGGATGCCACATGGCAAAGGAAACCACATTGCAGGTCATCGAACTGCAGCAACTGCCCATCATCGTGGAGCGGCTGCATAGCGTAAAGGCTGACATTGAGCAGCGCACGGCTGAAGCCCTCTCGCTGGTCTGCACCGAGCAGACCTATAAGAGCGTCAAGGATGCCCGTGCGCAGTTGACCAAGGAATTTAAGGAGTACGAGGCCAAGCGCATTGCTGTCAAGGACAAAATCCTTGAACCGTATGCCGAGTTTGAGAAAGTCTACCGCGAGTGCGTGACGGTGCCGTTCCAGACCGCAGATGCAGAGCTGAAACGGAAGATTACGGACGTTACTTCCGGTATCGTGTCCCAAAAGACGGATGCCGTTCAGGAATATTATAACGAGCTGGTGGAGGCCGCTGGCATTGACTGGATGGACGATTTGACCTACCGGCCAAAGGTCAACATGAGTGACAGCGTAACTGCCCTGAAAAAACAAGCAAAGGCGTTTGTGGACGGCATTGTGTCCGACGTGGCTGCAATCGGAGCCACGGAAAACTCTGCGGAAGTTATGGTGGAGTACCGGAAGAACCTCGATCTGCCCGCAGCTATTAAAGCCGTGGATGACCGGCACAAGGCGCTGGAAGAACAGCGCAGACGGGAAGAAGAACGCCGTGCCCGGCAAGCGGAGCGTGAAGCCGCCGCAGAAAAGGTTCGCGCCGCTGCTGCGGCTGCGGCCCAGGAACAGCCCGAACCGGCGCAGGAAATCTCCGCAGACCCGGAAATGGCTGTGCAGCCTGAACCGGTGCCGCAACCCAAGCCGGAACCCATCTTTATGACCCGCTTCTACGCAAAGGGCACTAAGGCCCAGCTCGTCGGTTTGAAGCATTATCTTGAAAAGGAAGGTATTGAATATGGCAACCTCTAACAATCAGCTGCAAGCGCAGCAGAAGCCCAAGTTCTCCGTGGCAATCACCACCAAGGGCTACCAGTCCTTGATTTCCAATACCCTGCGCGACCCGGCCCGCGCCCGCCGCTTTACGGCTAGCATCACCTCGGCGGTAGCCGTCAACCCGGCTTTGCAGGAATGCGATGCCGGCACGATTCTGGCCGGTGCCCTGCTGGGCGAAAGCCTGAACCTCAGCCCGTCCCCGCAGTTGGGTCAGTATTATCTGGTCCCGTTCAAGCAGAAAGCCAAGTATGACCGCAACAATCGACTGATCCGACCGGAAATCACCACGGCCACGTTCGTGCTTGGCTACAAGGGGTATGTTCAGCTGGCATTGCGCAGCGGTCAGTATGCGGATCTCGATGTGATGGAAATCAAGGAAGGGGAATACCTCGGCAAAGATTCGCTGACCGGCAAGCCCAAGTTCCAGTTCATCGAAGACGATGACCAGCGGGATGCGTTACCTACCGTTGGCTACATGGCTTACTTTGAGTACATGAACGGTTTCCGCAAGGTGCTGTACTGGTCCAAAGAAAAAATGATGAACCACGCAGATACCTACTCCAAGGCGTTCAGTCGGCAGAAGTACGAGGAATTGCTGGCTGGCAAAATCCCGGAGAGCGAAATGTGGAAGTATTCGTCCTTTTGGTATAAGTCGTTCGATGACATGGCAAAGAAAACCATGCTTCGACAGCTTATTTCTCGCTGGGGTGTTATGAGCATCGAGATGGCCAAAGCCTTTGAGAGCGACAACACCGTGTCTATGGTGGACGGCAATGGCGAAATCGTCACCGAGCCGGAATCTATGCCTGGCGCATCCGAACAGCCGGAGCTGCACACCGGGAAACCGGATGTAGGTGATGGTCAGGGCGCTCTGCCGCACGGAGATATTTCCCAGGGAGAACCGACGACCGTAGAAACGGTAGTTGACCTCAGTTCGTTATGATCAACTACAACATCATATCCACCGGAAGTCAGGGAAATGCGGTGGTGATCGAGCGGAAAATCCTCGTTGATTGCGGGGTTTCATTCAAGGCATTGGCAGCAGAATGCCGGACGTTGAAGCTGGTGCTGCTGACCCACATCCACAGCGACCATTTCAAACCGTCAACGATCCGCTTGCTGGCCGAGAGCCGCCCGACACTCCGATTTGCCTGTTGTGCTTGGCTGTGCAAGCCGTTGGTGGACGCAGGAGTGCCCATCGCGCAGATTGACGTTTTGGAGCCGGGACACCTGTATGGCTACGGCATCTGCAACGTCATTCCGCACATAGTCAAGCACAACGTGCCCAACTGCGGATGGAAGATTTGGCTGGACGGGAGAAAGCTGTTTTACTGCACCGACATGAACAATTTGAACGGCATTTCGGCTCCGAACTATGACTTGTACATGGTCGAGGCTAACTATGACGACAAGGAAATTCAGGCCAAAATTGCAGAGAAAAAGCTGACTGGCGAATACATCTACGAGAAGCGCGTCCTGCGGGACCACATGAGCGTGGCAAAGGTCAATGACTGGCTGTATGCCAATATGGGGCCGAAGAGTGCCTATATCTATATGCACTGCCATCAGGATAAGGAGGATGCCACATGACGGGACGGCTGGTGGATATGTCCTTTACCCTTGGCGGAAAGCAGCGCATCACTCTGGAAGTCAACGGCGACTTCCGGGAAACGTGGGATAAGCTGCATCTGGAACCGGTGCTGGATATCGAGATTAAGAAGCACAGAGAGAAGCGCAGCCTGTCGGCAAATGCCTACTTTCATGTGCTGGTCAACAAAATCGCGGCTGAAACAGGGGAGAGCGACGACGAGGTCAAACGGCGGCTGGTGGTGTCCTATGGAGCGCTTGCCCGCGACAAGGACGGCCATGTGGTCGGTATCAAGCTCCCTGCGGCGGTGGATGTCACGGAGATTTACCAATACGTCCGCTACTACGAAACCCGGCAGGAGAACGGCAAAGACTTTGCCTGTTACTTCGTTTACAAGGACACTCACCGGATGGACACGAAAGAGTTTGCCCATTTGGTGGATGGAGCAATCACCGAGGCCAAGGAACTGGGCATCCAGACGGATACCCCGGAAATGGTGGCCAGGTACAAAGAAGAGTGGTCGAAATGACCAGAAAGGAAAAATCATGAATATGTATGGCGAAAAGCCGGAATCTATTGTGATTCCCGTTGGGGAGTACAAGGACTTGCTGGCAGCAAAAATGGAACTGGAAATCATCTATCACAAGCTGGAGAGCTGCACGGGTACCACGGAGAAGTACACGTTTCACGAATTCGTTGAGAACGTGCGTGAAGCATTGCACCCGGCACGGCCGGATGCTGAGATTCCCGTTCCTGTCATTCCGGGTACGGCTGTCATTCCGGGTACGGATGGACCGTTGGTCGCAATGCACGCTCAGGATGCAGTGAGGTCGGTCAATGCTTAACAGCTGTAATTTTCAGGGACGCTTTGCCGCTGATCCTGAACTGCGGACCACGCAGGCGGGAAAAACGGTGACGAGTTTCCGTATGGCAGTTGACCGGGACATGGTGGATGCCGACGGCCGCCGCCCTACGGACTGGCTCAACTTTACTGCGTGGGGCAAGACGGCGGAATTTATCAGCAAGTATTTCCGCAAGGGGAGCGCTGCTGTGGTCCATTCCCGCTGCCAGACGCATCAGTATGAGGATAAGAACGGCAACAGCCGTACGGCCGTGGAGTTTATCGTGGACAACATCTATTTTGCCGGGTCGAAGCAGGATAGCCAGCAGGGCACGGCGAACAATGGCGGCACAAACCAGCCCGCTACCTACCGGAACCAGCAGCCGCAGCAGTCTGAGCAGATGGGTTTTGCAACCCGGAGCCAGCGGCAGCAATGGCAGGGTGCAGATGACCGCCCCGGCAATGTTCAGGTCGAGCCGAGCTTTTCTCAGGGCGATGCTGATGATTTTTCGGTCATTGACGATGCAGATGACCTGCCATTCTAAGGAGGTCTGCTGATGGCAACTGGCAAAAGGTACTACTGGATAAAGCTCAAAGATTCGTTCATGAATTCAGAAGTGGTCGATTTTCTGATGAGCCAGCCAAACGGTGCCAACTATGTTGTCCTCTATCAGATGCTCTGTCTCAAAACTATCAATACGGGTGGCCGCCTTACATGCCAGATAGGCGATATCATCATACCTTTCGATATGGGAAAGATTCAGCGTGACTGTAAGTGGTTTTCGCTGGACACCATCCGCATTGCTCTTGGGCTTTATAAGCAACTCGGACTTATCTATGAGGAACAGGACGGAACGTTGGTTCTCGTCAACCACAATGAAATGGTCGGTAGCGAAACCGATTATGCCGAAAAGAACCGCAGAATGCGCAGTAATGCAGCAAACAAAAGGCTACAGTCTGGACAAGATAGCGGACACGAAAGTGGACACAATGTGTCTACTGATGGTGGGGAAAATGTCCCCATAGAGATAAGAGATAAGAGAAAAGATATAAGAGATATAGAGAATAGAGATAAAGACAACGGTACTACGGCTGTTGACCCCGGACTGGCGCAGCTGGTCCACACTTTTGAGGACAATCTCGGCGGTTTCCCGCCAGCAGCGAGGGAGGACCTGCTGGAATGGCGAGAGATTTTCGCGGATGACCTCATTATGATGGCCATTAAAAAGGCGGCTCTGGCCGGTGTTCGCAAATGGAGCTATGTCAACGGCATCCTAAAGGCGTGGAAGAAAGAGGGCGTGAAAACCCTCGGCGATGTGCAGGCCTGCGACCAGAGGTATAACACCCCGGCGGGTCAGCAGCCCAAGCGTTCCGCTGCCGATGACTACGATGAAATTTTCGGAGAACTTTTAGGAGGCTCAACATGACAGATAAAAAGCTGCTTGAGCTGCTGGTGGTAATTGATAACCACTATGGCCGGATCCGCAGCAAGGATGAGCGTAAGGCTGACACGCAAATCTACATCCGGGCGTTTGGCGCCATCCCGGACGAGATTGTGGAAAAGGCTCTGTATACGGCCTTTACACAGTGCAGATTCCAGAACCAGCTGATTGTGGACTGGTGTGCTGAAATCAAAAAGCTGCTGTCCGCCCAGCAGCCGTCGGCAAATGACCTCTGGGCGCAGGCTGCGGCAGCTGCCCGGAAAATCGAGGCAAATCTGTACTACCAGACCCACGGCGGCTTCATTGCTCCTGATGGGCGCAAGCTGAAAGGCGAAGATTTCAAAAAGGAAAACGCGAAAATCTTCGCTGCCCTCCCGATGGTGGTGCAGCGGTGGGCTGGCTCCCCGGCAGACCTGTCGGAGATTTTCAGCAGCCGCAGCAGCGCGGATCTGCGCCAGTTCGTCCGGCCGGGCTTCGACCGGGCTGTGCAGGATGCCCCGGTTGAGAGTTTGCAGCCCCCGGCTCTGCCCGGCGGCGCAGCCCCAGCACAGATTGGAGGTGGCACGGCATGAGGTCGAAAAGACCATTCCGCAGCCTGATCGTGTGCGTTTCGTGTGCGATGGTTGGCTGCATCCTCACAAGCACGGCCTACTCCCGGCGGGTGAATGATTTGGAGACCGAGCGGGATATCTACGCCAGCAAGTCATCCAACTGGGAGCGCATGGCCGGAGAACGTGATGAAACCATTGACCAACTCCAAACCGAGGTAGACAAGCTGACCGCAGAACTGAACGCCCAGACCGATTTGACCCTTACATACGCCGGGGCGTTCAGCTGCACAGCCTATTGTTCCGAGGAATACGCCCACATCTGTGGCGAGGGGCACGGCATCACATCCAGCGGCGCAAAGGTGCAGCCGGGCGTGACAGCAGCTGCCGACACCAGCGTTCTGCCCTACGGCACAGTGGTTTATATCGAGGGCGTGGGCCTCCGGGTCGTTCAGGACACTGGCGGCGCGGTAAAAGGTAACAAGTTGGATGTGTGCGTAAACACGCATGAAGAGGCCCTGAGCTGGTCTGGGTACGGTTCCCGCCGGGTCTGGATTATTTCGGGAGGTGCTGAACCGTGAAAAAGCCGTTTGAGACCGAAATGGACGACACCAGACAGGCGGTTGGACAAATCGTGGGTTTGTGCACCACCATTGCGCTGCATCAGGAGTTCGGTGTCGGCAAGGCCAGACTGGAGCGCATTAAAGCTAGAATTGACGAGTTGGAGAACCAGAACACCGAGGTCATTATGACCCCGGATGCCTACGGCAGACCCTCCAAGGACAAGGCTGAGGCCATCCGAGAAAGCTGGTTGGCTGGATATGTTTCTTCCGACTACCGAATCCCAATGGTGAGATTGCCTCGTGGACGCAAAGAGCAGCAGTACCGCATTGCTGGCGACAGGGCTGCCAAAATTGCTTGGCAGGTTTACGCCAAGGCGGTTATTGATGTGCTGCACTATGGTCCAGACCGCTTGGAACGGCTGCGCAAGGAAAGCCATGCCAACTATGAGCAGCTGAACAAGTGGGGGCATGAGGATGGTCTGGACGTTGCGATGGAAAAGCTGCGCCGCTGCGCTGCGGAGGCTATGCAAGCCCCGGAAATGGAAGTTTCTGATATTGATGGCAGCAAGGACGCTGCGGAAGTGGACAAGGAGTTCCGTAAGCAGCAGCTGAATTTCATCAAGCGTGTCCGGGCACAGACCCTTGGGCGTATCGCAGCTACTACGCAGCCCGTCAACGTACTGGCCGAGCAGGGTGTGCAGGACAAGGTTCAGCAGATTATGCAGCAGGTTTCCCAGCAGTCTTTTGAGCGTAGGAGGAGACGTTGATATGGCACAAAATGAATACGGCGAGAAGCTGGACAGCAATGGCTATGCGCCCAGCATCCTCAGCAAGAGCCCCACCTGTCTGATTTGCGGGCGGTATCGCACCGCTCGGCACGAAGTCTTTTTCGGACCATACCGGGATAAGAGCAAGCGGCTTGGCCTGTGGGCGAATCTCTGCCCTTGGTGCCACCAGAACGGCGTGACTGCCGTACATACCAACCGGGAGGCAGACCTCCGCTTGAAAAAGTGGGCACAGAAAAAGGCTATGGAGTATTACGGGTGGCCGGAAGCGCAGTTCATCAAAGAATTCGGGAGGTCGTACCTGTGATGCCCATCATTGCAATTGACCCCGGCAATGTGCAGTCTGGCTATTGCGTGATTGACCAGAAAACACTCCGGCCGCTGGAGTTCGGCAAAATCGACAACGAGGAACTGCTGGAAAAGCTGGAATCGGCGGCGGAGCAGGACTGGCGGTGGGCGGTCATCGAAATGGTGGCATCCTATGGAATGTCGGTTGGTCGGGATGTTTTCGACACCACGGTCTGGATCGGCCGCTTTTACCAAGTTCTTTCCGACCAATGCCCGGTGCGAATGCTGTGCCGTATCGAGGAGAAAAAGCACATTTGCCACGACAGCAGAGCCAACGATACCGCCATCCGGCGGGCGTTGATTGACCGTTTTGCAGCCCATGACCTGAAAAACGGCAAGGGCACAAAGAAAAAGCCGGATTTCTTCTATGGCTTTAGGGCCGATGTGTGGGCAGCCTACGCACTTGGCCTGACCGCCATCGAGAACCGGGAGAACGACTACAAATTTTCGACTACTTAAAAGCCACTTGAAAGGAGCTTCATCATGGATAATTCTCTGTCTGAATCCGCACGTTTCGCAGTCTACCGTGAAAAACTCAAGGGCATCTGCGAGGCCAACAACCTGAGTTATGTGTTCATCAAAAACGCATACCCCATCAAGCTGGTTATCCGTCCGTTGGGCGGCGTTGGTGAACAGATGTCGATGCTGGAGGAGGCATCCGAGGACAACTACATCTCGCCGGGTGCATCCATCCTGTTCACCGTCAAGGATGGGAACCTGACCTACCGCATGAGCAAGACGTTCACCATCTCCGACACCCTGTTCAACAAAATCAAGAACATCTTCAAGAATATGCACTACCTCTGGCTCCAGTTCTTCTTCCGGGATTTGGTCGAGGGTGGAAAGCTGGCAGCTCTCGGCTACAAAATGCCGGATATTCCGGAATCCGGTGGGCAGCAGGATGCGCCCCGGGGAAATGAGCCTGATTCTTCGAATCTCCCCGGGGAGGCAGAACCGCTGGAAGAAGTTGATGCCGAGGAACTGGACGATGCGGAGGAACCCGCAGCCGATGAACTGACCAAGGCCACCGAGATTGCCCGGCAGAACGGCGGCGTTACGCAGGCCATGCTGGAGCAGCAGATGGGCGTGACCGCAGAAAAGGCCATCGCGCTGCTGGATGATATGGAATCCGCTGGTGTGATTGAGTTCTCCAACGGCCACTACACCATCGCCGCTGCTGACAGCGAGGAGGAGTAACCTATGGCAAAGGCAGCAGTGACCCGCAGCATCCGGGATGACCACCAGAAGAACTTCCTCAAAATCTTCAATAGCCTGACTGGAAAGCACAGCCGCTGGGAGATTTGGGAGGACTTCGTCACCCTGACGGCCATCGAGATCTCGAACAGCACGGACAAGGTAAATGCCCCAGAGCGCACCAAGATGTATCAGACCATCGTTTCCAAATACTCCGCCAAGGAGCGGGAGGGCATGGCTGAAATGCTGGGCGAGGTAATCATGGGTATGAAGCGGAATCCTGACCAAGACTTCCTCGGTTCGCTGTACATGATGTGCGAGTTGGGCAACTCGCACGCCGGGCAGTTCTTCACTCCCTACGATGTGTGCCGCTGCATGGCCGAGATTACGTTCGCCCCGAAGCTGCACCCGGACATGGAGGGATTCATCTCGGTATCTGACCCGGCCTGTGGTGCTGGGGCCACGCTGCTTGCCTTTTTGAACGTCTGCAAAATACGGAATATCTGCTACCACAACAAAGTCCTTGTCATTGCCCAAGACATTGACTTCATCGTTGGGCTGATGTGCTACATCCAGTGCAGCTTCATGGGCTGCGCTGGATATGTAGTCATCGGTGACACACTCGTGAACCCAGCAACGGCCTACGACAGCCGCGGATTGCTGCCCGCAGGACCGCAAAACCGCATCTGGTATATGCCGCTTTTCTCAACCGATGTGTGGTATATGCGCCGCCAGATAGCGCAGATGAACCTGCTGTTTGAACCGAAAGGCGAACCGGCAAAAATCGAAAAAACCGATATTAAACCCGCAAATTTACAAAAATCTATCAAAAATGAGCCTAAAGCCCCGGAAAACGAGCCCCTTAACGAAACCAAAACCGGGCAGCTCACGTTTTTCTAACCCGAAATAAGAAAGGAGTATCCCTATGGCAGACATTACTTACATCCCTATCCGGCAGTTGTACCCTCACCCCGATAACCCCCGCAAGGAACTGGGCGACCTGTCCGAACTTGCCGCCAGCATCAAGGAAAACGGCGTGTACCAGAACTTGACCGTAATCCCCGGCCACTACCTCAACAGCCGGGAGTACATCGCAAAGTGCGTTGACGAGGGCGGGGATGCAGCCGCAGCAGCGGCAGCATGGACACCCAAGGCTGTGTGGTCCAGTGAGGACTACACCATCATCATCGGCCACCGCCGGGCAGCAGCAGCGCAGCAGGCCGGGCTGTACGAGTTGCCCTGCGCCATCGTAGAGATGGACGAGCGGGAGCAGATGCAGACCATGATGATTGAGAATATGCAGCGGTCAGACCTCACCGTCTACGAACAGGCTCAGGGCTTCCAGATGATGATGGACTTCGGACAGACGGTGGAGCAGATCTCCGACAAGTCGGGGTTCTCCCAGTCTACTATCCGGCGGCGCATCAAGCTGCTGGAACTGAACCGCGACAGCTTCAAGAAAGCCGAAAAGCGCGGTGCCACCCTGTCCGATTTCGCCAAGCTGGACAAAATCGAGGACTTGGAAGCCCGAAACCGGGTATTGGAGACCCTCGGTACGCAGAACTTCAACCGGGCCATGCAGGATGCGCTGGAGCAGCAAAAATGGCAGCACCAAAAGGCCGAATGGGTTGAGCAGCTGAAAAAATTCGCAACGGAAGATTCGCAGGCTTCCTACCAGACACATGAGCATGTAAATGCGTACGGAAAGTGGGACACAAAAAAGGAAGTCGTCATGCCGGAAGATGCCGACAAGATTGCTTATGTCTATAAGGTCGGCGAAAATCAGATTGACCTGTATAAACCTCGCGATACGGAAGCCGAGGACGCCAGCAACTCGGCGAGGGAAGCCGCAAGAGCCACCGAGCAGCTTGCGAGAGAACAGTTTGCCGCTGTTACGAAGCTCATGTACGAGCTGCGCTGGGACTTCGTGAAGGACTTGACTCCCGCAGAGTGCAAAAAGCACCTGCCGGAAATCTTGGCTTATTCCACCCCGATTCTGACTGAATATCGGCACATGGAGGATGACGAAAACGTGTTGCGGCTGCTCGGCATCGGTCTGGATGAGCAGATTCGGGAAGACACGGAATTGGAAGATGCCCTGAAAATGTTCAACGCTTACGATACCGAGCCGGAGAAGATTCTCTTGGCGGTTGCCTTCGATGCAACGGACGGTAGTCGTGAGGGCTACTGGAGCACGGAATGGAATGGACCGACAGGTGCAAGCAAGTTCGTTCACCGCAAAAATGACGACCTCGACAGCACCTATGAGCTCCTGACAGCCCTCGGCTATGAAATGGCCGATGACGAAAAGGCCTTGCAGGACGGCACCCACCAGCTTTTTGTGGTGTATGGATCCGGCAGCAAAGCGGACACGCCCTGCGACAAGTGCAGAGCTGCTCACCCTGAATGCGACAAATGCTGCAAAACTTGCGATGACCACTGCAATGCGTTCCAGCTGTGCAGAGGGGAGGATGCAGAAGATGTCTGATCCGAAAGAGTACGCTGACCGCCTGAAATTTGAAATTGAGGCTGCCGACTTCCTGACGACCGAAGACCGGGAGATGGTCTTTGACCTTATCGAAAAAGTGCTGGGTGACGACTGACCCGCAGAAAGGATTTATCCATGAGAAAAAAGAATAACCGCAAGCCGGTGCCTGGCGCCAAAGGGCTGCTCCGGCTGAGGTGCAAGTGCTGCGGCAGGGAATTCGGCACATTCCTTCATGTCCCGCAGGTGAGCATTGGATGCCATTGCGGCGCGACCATCAGTTTGGAAGGGCTGCGCGCATACGAGTTTGACTGCGAATGCTGCGGGGTACATACCTATGGGCTCACCAACATGGCAGATGCAGATCTGACGATTCCTTGCCGCTGCGGCAATCCGGTCACGATGCGCTGGGAAACCTCCACGCGCCGGTATAAGGAATGAGGTGACAGGTATGTGGCAGATTTTCACGGTCATCGGACTGGCGGTTGGGATGTTCATGTGGGGCCTGTGCGCAGTTTCCAGCAACACCAGCCGCAAAGAAGAAACTGACAGGGGAGGACAAAACAATGAATGAAGAAGCTATCAACGTGAACCTTTACGGCAGCGGTTCAAGGGACTGCCGTCTGCGGGCAGAGTATATTTTCTGCGACCGGGCGAATGAATGCTCTGCATACAAACAAGGAACCTGCTTTGCTGTGACGGTGCCCCTTTCGAGGCATTGTATGGTCGGGAGCGTGAGCCGGGTTGACGGAGGCACGAAGCGTTCCAAGATGTACAACAAGGTTCGGGAAACAGCAAAAGCACACCCGAATTACTCTGTCCTGAATTTCCCCTTTAATGAAAAACTCGTCAGAATCGGGAATGACGCGCTTGTTGTGCTGCGGTATTTCTGCCTGAAGCTCAACGAAAACGGAAAACTGATTTACGACGGCCTCAGCTTTGGGATGAAAGAGATGACCTACATCCCGGAGAAGTATTTCACGGCAGAAAACATCTTGACAATCTGCAATGCGCATCCCCATACGATTTTTGGCTATGGAGAGATCGGAGAATATCAGGCCGATGAAATTCCGTTCTTTCTTCTGCGGCTCCGTGCCCTATTCCCGGAACTGTACGCAGCGGTGGTTGAAGCTGACCCTAAGCAGGGCGAAAAGACCCCGAATTTTGTTGGAAAGCGGGCGAAGCTGCTCACGCTCAAAACGAACTGTGAGTATCGCTCCAAGGGCTACGGGACATTCTTCTTTGATGGCAAGTATGCCATTTTCGACGATTACCGCACATCGTTCAGACCTTTCGACGGCGGAAAAATGACCGCCAAAATTGAGGTTACCGAGGATTCCGTCATAGAAATCAGCGACAATGCGCAGGTAACGAAAGATACGATCCTTGTATAAGAAGGCAACATCAACTGCCTAAATCGATATCAATTTATACAAAAATGAACTGTTTGAATTGCATCTACTACATACCCCTTGACCCACCCATCCGGCGCACCGATGCACACGGCCAGACCTACGAAGTGCCGGGCCTGTGCAAAATTGGTGCAGACCACATAATTTGTGGCCTTCCGGTCTACAAACCTACCGCAAGTTGTGATAAAATAGCAGAAGCACCGCCGAAAGGCGGCAGCTGAAGTGCATACGGAGGTAGGTTGTGACCATTCAGGAATTGTCCAAGTATTACGACATTCAGACGGCGCTCGAAAAGGATCGGGAGGTTTACGATAATCTGCGACAGAAAGCAGGTCCGGCCTCCCCGCAACTGACAGGAATGCCCCATGTTTCCGGTGTCAGGGATAAGGTCGGAGATCTGGCCGTGGAACTGACCGACATGGAAGATCGCATTCAGTACTTAGAGGCGCAGGCCCAGACGGAACGGCTCAAAGTAGAGGCGTACTGCCGCGGCATCATGGATGCCCGGCTATACCTTATCTTCCGGCTGCGGTTCGTCCGCTGCCTGACGTGGGCGGAAATCGCCGGGAGACTTGGAAAGTGTTATACTGAATCTGGTGTATCCCGAATGGTCTACAATTATCTTTCCACACATTGATTGAGAGGCTCTGCCAAGCGCAGGGCCTCTTTTTTGTTTGTGCAGGGAAACGACTTGACATCATGGTAGACGATGGGAGACCGTTTGACATGATGGTGGATGGCGGCGGACGGTGGTAGATGATGGTGGACGATAGTAGATGGTTTGACATCATGGGAGATGATAGTACATGATGGGAGATGCTTTGACATGAATGTAGATGACAACGGATAGAACCTGTGATATTATTAGGCTGCAAAATCCCAATCAAGCCAAGCGGCACTCACTATTTCCGGTGAGCGCCGCTATTTTATTGCACCGAAAGGAGGATATCCGTGCCGTGCGTTGCTCCTTTGCGCATGGCATCACCGCTGCACCTTGAAAGTTCGGGGTGCAGCAAGCTGGGCACTTCGCCAGGCCCGGCCCAAAGAAGGAGTTTTCCGAATGTATCAGAAAATCAAAAACAAGTTCAAAGCAAACCCCACTCTGTTCTATGCCTGTTCCATTGTTGCATCATGGGCAGGCGTGGGCAGCCTCATGAATTTCCGCACACTGGCTACCAGCAACGGCGCAACCGCAGCTATCATCTGGGCCGTGTTCAACTCGCTTTCCTGCATCCTCTTCGGTCTGTTTGCGGAGTACATCCCGACCGTCCGGCGTATCATGCAGAGCAAAGTGATGTTCTACTTCATCGGCTTTTTGACCATGTTCCAAACGTGGACGCAGATGAGTGGCATCTATGAAATCTTCGGCGACACCCCGATTGGTACGCAGGGCGGCATGGTTATCGTCTATGCCACCTGCGCCATCTTCCTGCTTATGCTGCTGAAAGACGGCATGATTCGCAACGTTCTATCCGATGGCTTCTCATGGGTGGTGGTCTATGGTCTGCTGGCCGTTGTTGTCGTCGCAGCTCTGGTTCACACTCATGGCAACTTCGTCAACATCGACCCCGGCCTGAACGCTGCTGGCATCCAGACTGGCCTCTACAAAGGCTTTCTGCTGCTGCCCGGCCCGTTCACTTATCCGTACTACTACTCGCTGTTTTCCTACAACGACAAGAACGATGATGGCACCCGGCACGGCAACATGAAAATGTCCTTTGTGCTGGCAGGCGTGATGTTCGGCGTGTACATGGTGCTGGCTGCATTGCTCACATGGGTGAATTTCAGCCCGCTGCTGAATACGCTGAAAGCTATCCTGATCACCATCATTGCACTGTCCTCGCTGTCCACTTATCTCTATTCGGAGTATTTGGTGTTTGGCAAAAAGGTCGGTTTTGCGCTGGATGTGTTCACGGTGGCCTCGTGGCAAATTCTGATTCCGCTGGGTGTTATGGGTATCTGGACGCTGATGAGCGAGATCCGCGTATACATCATCGTTGCTGTTCTCATGGCATCCGTCGTTCTGCACCTCGTTTCGGATGAAAAGGAGGGCGCACGATGAAAAAGGTTTTGGGCAGAAAGCAGGTCAGCCGGAATGCCGACTGGCTGGCGGCGATGCAGCACATCGAGGAATTGATTTCACAGGATGAAGTCGATGCCTTTGAAGATGCTGCGGTCGAACGTATCATCAAAGCTACGGCAGGAAAGAGCGCGGCCTACGCGTGGAGCGCCGGAAAGGACAGCATTGTCCTCGGCAAGCTCTGTGAAAAGGCTGGCGTGAAAGACTGTTTCTTTGGTCATTGCGAGCTGGAATTCCCGGAGTACCTCTCCTGGGCTCTGGAAAACGCCCCGGCTGGCTGCGAAGTTATCAATACTGGCCTGAACCTTGAATGGCTGGAAAAGCACCCGGAGCTGCTGTTCGTGAACGACGCAAAGCGCCTGAACATCTGGTATGGGCTGCTCCAGCGCCGCACGTTTACCACCTACTTTGAGGAGCATGGAACGGAACTGCTGCTGGTAGGACACCGCGTCATAGACGGGAACACCTGCGGAAAGGACTACACCATCCGCAAAAAGTCCGGCGAAACTCGGTATGCTGCCATTGCAGACTGGCCGCATGAGGCTGTTCTGGGCTACATCCACTATCACGGTCTGGCATTGCCGCCGACGTACCAGTGGGAAAATGGCTGGGTCTATGGCCCTACGCCTTGGCCCATCTGGGGAGAACCGGTAACGGTCGAGGATGGCTTCAAGCTGATTTTCAGCCTGTCGCCGGAAGTCGTCCGTGATGCCGCAGAGGTCATTCCTGCTGCCCGTGCCTTTCTGGAAGGGAGGGCTGGCAAGTGATTATCACACAGAAGAAGCTCTCCGAGCTTCATAAGCCAGCCCGCAACATCCGCCGGCATTCCGAAAAGCAGTTGACCGAGTACATCCGCAGCATTAAAATGTTCGGACAAGTCAAACCGTTGGTCGTGGCCGAAGATGGTGAGATCATCGCGGGCAACGGCCTGTACGAAGCTCTGCTCCGCATGGGCTGGGAAACCTGTGACTGCTATGTGATGGCTGGTCTGACCGACGCGCAGAAGAAAAAGCTCATGATGGCCGACAACAAGGTCTATGAACTGGGCTTTACGGATGTTGATGTCATCGAAGAGCTGGTCAAGGAGCTGGACGGGGATGTGGATGTCCCCGGTTGGGACGCTGACCTTTTGGAAATGCTCAACAGCACCGAAGCCGAGGTGGACGAAATTGTGGACTCCTACGGCACATTCCCGCAGGAAGAGGTTTCGGCCATGAACCGCCATCAGGCGGAAGAGCACGTTCCTTATGCGGAAACACCGTCTTATTCGCCCGCCGCTCCTGTGTATAGCGCTCCTTCGACCTCCGCGGCCCCTCAGCGGGCTTCTGTTGCACAAGAGCTGTCTACACCTTCCGAACCGCAAAACACTGCTCCGGTATACGAGAGCCAGTCTCAGCACCGATACATCCGGTGCCCGAAATGCGGCGAGATGATAGAGGTGAGCTGATATGCCGGTGAAAGTAGCAGAAAGCAGCCTGAATGTTTTGCAGGCTGCGAAGATCCGCATCCGCAATGTGTTCGCCAACGGCTGCAAAATCTATCTGTCGTTTTCATCGGGCAAGGACAGCCTGTGCATGGCCAGTCTGGTGTACGACATGATACGCGCCGGCGAAATCAGCGCCAGCCAACTGACGGTGACGTTAATCGACGAGGAAGGGCTTTATCCATCCATGGTGGATGCCGCATACCGCTGGCGGCGCAACTTCCTGTCTGTCGGCGCAAAGTTCCTCTGGTTCTGCCTGCCGTTCAAGCAGGTTTCCGTCATCGACCATCTGTCCAGCTCCGAATCGTGGATAACGTGGGAGCCGGGTAAGGAAAATGTCTGGATGCGCCAGCCGCCTGATTTCGCCATCATGTACAGCCCGTACCTGAGCTATCCCGGCGAGATGAACTATCAGACGTTCTGCGAGAAAGCATTCCGTGACGGCATCCAGTTGGTTGGTCTGCGCACCGCAGAAAGCCTGACCCGGTATAAGTGCATCGCCAACACGAAGATGGACCGCATCGGGAAAGGCGGGAAGTTCTATCCCATCTATGATTGGATGGACAGCGATGTGTGGCTGTACATCAAGCTGCGCAAGCTCCAGTTCCCGGAAATCTATATGCGGCTGTACGAGGCGGGGGTCCGAAAGAACGCCCTCCGCCTGTGTGCATTCTTTGGTGACTGCGGTACGCAGGGACTTCGGTGGATTGCCGAAACAGACCCCGACCTGTGGGAACGGATACAGAGGCGAGAGCCAAACGCCTATCTGGTCTTGCTCTACTGGGACAGCGAAATGTTCCGGCGCAGTACCCGCAAGCGGCGTGAGCTGGAAGAGGAAACTGAGCAGAAGGACTACAAAGCTCTCTGTAAAGATATCCTGTTCCTCCACCCAGAACGGTACACCATCGCCAAGGACACGCTGTCCCACCTGCGAAACTGGCAGGGCTTGTTCATCAAGACCTACGGAATTGCAGAGCAGAAGCACTACAAGACCATGTACGAGGGGCTGCTGTACGGAGATCCCAAGCTGCGCATCCTGCGTATCCTGTGGACCACCATCTACAACGACCACAATGCAGCCATCAAGGAGGCCCAGAATGGAAAGCATTGACTTGTTTGCCCCGCTGAATTCCCTTCAGTGGGTAGAACGCGAGAAAATCCACGCGAATGATTACAACCCCAACAAGGTGTCGGAGGACAACCTGAAGCTGCTGGTGCAGTCCATCCTGACAAACGGGTGGACGCTGCCCATCGTAGTGCGGCCAGACGGAACGATCATTGATGGCTTCCACCGCTGGACCGTATCAGGCAGAGAACCGCTGCTCTCTATGTTAGGCGGGAAGGTGCCGGTCGTGGTCGTTGACCATCACGGGAATGAGGATGCCGATGTGTACGGCACCATCACCCATAACCGCGCCCGTGGCACCCACCTGCTGGAGCCGATGAAGGCCATCGTCAAAAAGCTGCTCGATGAGGGCAAGGATGTGGACGAGATCGGCAAGCAGCTGGGCATGAAGCCGGAGGAAGTCTTCCGCCTGTCCGGTTTTACCCGCGACGAGTTCTTGGACATGATGACGCAGGACCATCCGACGTTCTCCAAGGCCAAAGTAATCAGGAGCATATAAGTCTGTCCCTTGCCAGCATCCCTGCTGGTGAGGGCTTTTTACTGTCTGGAATAAAGAAAGGAAACATCAAGATGGATTCTAACAACTTTACCGCGTCCGCGATCGCCGCGGTCGTGTGCCTCCACAATGCAAACGCCGAGCTGAAGGGCACTCCGAAAATCGGGGTGACGGATGTGTACGTTGTCTGGAACTGCAAGACCCTCCAGAACAACAAGGCGCTGCTGTCTACCACCGTTCCGGACGGTATGTACTATGAGGCAACCTACAACGGCGACAAGAAGGAGCTGTATCTGGATGCCTATAAGAAGGTCCAGAACGTGTGCATCGAGGACGAGGGCTAAGCGTGGAACCCCTCACAGATGGGGAAGAAGGTGGTGATGTGCCAAATGAGAAAAATCTGGTGTCAAATGAGCAGCGAACGCCGAATGAACGCCGAGAAAACGCCCGAAAAGCCGGGAAAGCATCTGGTGCAGCCCGTAGGCGAAAAAAGCAGGCCGCCCAATATATGCGGATCCTCATGGAAACCGCTGCGACGGAAGAGCTTGCTCAGAAGTTGCAGGAGCAGGGCTTCGATGAAGAGGACTGCACATATGCTGCTGCACTCGCATGGAAGATGCTCATGCAGGGTTTGAAGGGCAACGTCAAGGCTGCTTCGCTGGTATATAAAATCGCAGAGCAGGCAGAAGCCGCTGAGGCCGCAGAAAAGGAAAAACGTGCCGCCAAGCGCCGGGCAAAGCAGGAGCAGCAAGAGGCCGCAAGCGATGGTTTCTTAGAAGCTATTGCCGCAGCGGCCGCGAATGCGTTCCCTGCTGGTGATGACTCCGCTATGCTGCCGGAACCGGATGACGAAACGGAGGAGGACGAGGATGCGCCGACTTCGTAGAGCAAAGCCGTTCCAGTGGAAAGCACTCAGTCAGAAGCAGATGCAAACGCTGGTCTGGTGGTCGCCGCAGAGTGCGTTCCACGACTACGACGGCATCATTGATGATGGAGCTATCCGAAGCGGAAAGACCGTCACCATGGGCTTTTCCTTTGTTTCCTGGGCAATGACCTGTTTTGACGGTGAGAGCTTCGCCCTCTGCGGCAAGACCATCGCCAGCCTGCGCCGCAACGTGCTGGGCGTACTCAAACAGCAGCTGTTGGGCAGGGGATATGAGGTCATCGAGCACCGGGCGGACAACTTCTGGGAGGTGTCCAAAGGCGACAAGAGCAACGAGTTCTATTTCTTCGGCGGCAAGGACGAAAGTTCGCAGGATTTGATACAGGGTATCACGCTGGCCGGTGCATTCTTCGATGAAGTGGCGCTGATGCCGGAGAGCTTTGTCAATCAGGCGACCGCCCGCTGTTCCATCACGGGGTCAAAATACTGGTTCAACTGTAACCCGGCGGGTCCACAGCACTGGTTCTACCAGAAGTGGATTCTGCGGTGCAAAAAGCGGCGGCTGGTGTACCTCCACTTCACGATGGAGGACAACCTGACGCTGGATGAACACATCAAAGAGCGATACAGGAACCAGTACACCGGCGTGTTTTACAACCGCTACATTCTGGGGCTGTGGGTCAAGGCTGAGGGGCTGGTCTATCCCATGTTCTCGCGGGACAAGCACATTGTCCACGAGGAAATACCCTACAATCCTCGGCACCGCTATTATGTGTCCATCGACTACGGCACCCACAATCCCTTTGCTGCTGGGCTGTGGGACTATGACCCGGTGAGCCACCGCGCCATCATGGTGCGGGAACTGTACTACAAAGGCGGCAGCGCCAACCGTGTGGACAACGAAGCCTACTACAAGATGCTTCGAGAGCTGGCGAGAGGTTTCAAAATCGAATACATCATCATCGACCCGTCGGCATCTTCCATGGTGGAAACGATCCAGAAGTATGCCGAGTGGCTGGTGGTCAAGGCTGACAACGACGTGCTGAACGGAATACAGGATGTGACCAAGTACATAAACATGGGTCTCCTGCTGTTCCACGAAAGCTGCAAGGCAACCTTCCGAGAGTTCGAGCAGTATTCGTGGGACGAGGATTCCGACGAGGATGCTGTCATCAAGGAGTTTGACCATTCTATGGACCAAGTCCGGTACTTCTGCCGTACGGCGCTACGGGCAGAACTGAAGTGGGTCGCATGACAGGGAAGGGGGTGAACTGCTGTGAGTTTCATTTCCCAATTATGGGGGAGGATAAAATCTATGTTTATTCGTACCGACATCGGAAAGACCTTCGGCGTGGAGCTGATTCAGTCCTCCGAGATGAACGCAGCGCTGGAGCTGTGGGATAATATTTCCTCTGAGCGCCCGCCGTGGCGAAATGCGGAGGACGATATCAAGCCCTACAACATGGGCAAGCATATCAGCGACTACCGTGCCCGGCTGGTGTGTCTGGATATCGACGTTGCGCTGTCTGGCTCCCCTCGCGCGGACTACTTGCAGACCATTTGCAACGACCTGATTAAGCGGCTGCCCGACAAGGTGGCTGACGCGGAGCGCATGGGCGGCATCGCCATCAAGTGGAACGGCTCCAGCTGGGATTTTGCCCTGCCGGGAGAGTTTGGTATTACCAAACAGGACGGCAACGGCAACATCGTGGGTGCAATCTTCGCTGAGTACATCACGCACGGCTTCGACCATTACACCCGGCTGGAATACCACCGGTTCAAAGATGGACTGTATCTGATTACGAACAGGGCGTTTCTCAACCGTTCCATGAGCAACGGCCAGTATACCCTTGGCGCTGAGATCCCGCTGACAGAGGTTGAAGAGTGGGCGGAGATGCAGCCCGAAACACAGATCGAACAGCTGGAGGCTCCACTGTTCGCGTTCTTCCGGCTGCCCGGTGCAAACACCATCGACCCGGCGTCCCCGCTGGGCGTGTCTGCCTTTGCAAATGCGCTGCCGGAGCTGGAGGCGCTGGACGTGGCCCTCAGCAGAAAGAACGGAGAGGTCGCAGACAGCAAGCACATCACGTTTGTTGGTCAGGCAGCTATCCAGTATGCCAAGAACCGGAACGTGCAGCTGCCGCGCTTTATCAAGGCGCTGGGCGCTGGCGTGAACGACGACGGAAAGGCCGTCACTGAACACGTCCCCACCATGCTGACCGATGCCCGCATCAAAGACATCAACTTCGACCTGTCCATGGCGGGCGTCAAATGCGGCTTCAGCGAGGGCGTCTTTGTTATGGACGGCCAGACCGGCATGATTACGGCCACGCAGGTGGAAAGCGACGACCGCGACACCATCCAGACCATCAAGGCAGACCGCGACGCTCTGCGCAGCGCCATCGAACAGGCCATCAAAGGCGCGGATGCGCTCACAACGATTCTGGGCGCTGCACCGATTGGCGAGTACGAAACCACCTACAACTTCGGCGACATCACCTATAACTACGAAGAGGACAAGGCCAGCTGGAAGAATTACGCCTCGCAGGGCTGGATTCCGCTCTGGCTGTACTTCACCAAGTTCGAGGGCATGAGCGAGGAAGAGGCAAAAAAGATGGTTGCGGAAGCCAAAGCAGCCGAAAAGGAAAAGGGCCTGTTTGACGAGGAATAACCGGAGGGAGGCGGCGCGATGCTGACACCGCAGCAAATCACAGAGCTTGCGGAAACGCTGTATCCGGCGCTGGACGACCTGAACCGGTGGATAACGCTGGACATGATACAGCGATTCATGGCACGTCTGGGCCGTGGAGAGGACGCTGTACTGTCCGGGACAGACCAGTGGCAAGCTGAGGTATACCAAGCAGCGGGCGGCCATCTGGAGGAACTGCAAAAGAAGCTGAAACTGTTCACGAAGCAGTCTGACGCCGAAATCGCGGCTATCTTTGAAGATGCAGCGGTCAAGGCGTGGGCTGCGGATTGCGCTGTTTATGCAGCAGCCGGTCATGATGTGCAGCCTTTGGCTCTGTCCAGCCGCATGGTGCGCATCTTGCAAGATGCCTACACCCGCACACAGGGCGAGGCGCACAACTTCACCCGCACCACGGCCAGCGCATCGCAGAAGCGGCTTTTTAAGGTGCTGGACGAGGCGCATTTCAAGGTCATTACCGGTGCGCAGTCCTACACGGCAGCAGTACAGGAGGGCGTGGACGAACTGGTAAAGCACCAGACGCACGTTGTCTATCCGACCGGCCACCGGGACACCATCGAGACCGCCGTGCTGCGGGCAGTCCGCACCGGTATCAGTCAGGCCACTGGTAACATGACCATGCAGGGCATGATAGACCACGACTGGGACATCATCCGCGCATCTGCCCATCGGGGCGCACGTTACGGCGACGGCGGGCAAAACCCCGGCAACCACTTCTGGTGGCAGGGCAAGCTGTACAGCCGCACCGGGCGAACGCCGGGCCTCCCGCTCTTTGTCGAGGCGACCGGCTACGGCACCGGCGAGGGGCTGGGCGGCTACAACTGCCGTCACAGCTTCGGTCCCGGCGACCCAAACCACAACCCTTTCCAGAACTTCGACGAGGAAGAAAACCGCAGGGTCTATGACCTCACGCAAAAGCAGCGGGCGAAAGAAGCCCGAATCCGGCGCGATAAAGTCGAGATGGCAGGTTATCAGGCAGCAGCCGAAAACGCCACAGACGACGCTCTGCGGGCGGCTCTGGAGGACAAATCGGCCAGAGCGGCGGCAAGGCTTCAAAAGCACACGGCGGACTATAACCAGTTCTGCCGGGAAAACGACCTGAAGCCGCTGAACGACCGTCTGTATGTTGCCAAACGCTCACAGGCTGCCGCACCAAAGGTGGCACGTCAGAGCGCGACCACCCCGCAGGCTGTGTTCAGCTCTATGCGCGGCAGCGGCGGTGATGCAGGGCAGCAGGGAGAGAGCGTTCACCGGTATCTTGGCAAGGTTGACCCCGCCGAAACGGAACAGGTCGAAGCCCTGAAGAACACATTCTGCGAACAGTACGCATCTTCCACCGTGGAGAACATGATGGTCATAACCAAAGATGGCGAAGTTCATTTTATGACCGACAATAACCCGCGCGGGGTTGACTGTTCCTATCTAGGTGATAAACTGAAAGGGAGCTACAACATCCACACCCATCCGCCTGATACGACGCAGTATTCTTTCAGCACGGATGCAGACATTCCAGCAGCGTTTTCCGACGGCACGGCTATCATGGAGGCAGTAGATTACAAATACCGATACCAATTTGTTGTGCCGAGTGACATTACGCTTGAACAATGGGAAGCTGTATGCGAAGCAGTGCAGGAAGAACGAAACTCTATTATGACGGCCAGAGGATATGACTTCGGCAGCTACGAAGAAAATATCCAGCACGTCATAATTGACGAAACGTGCCGCAGACTGGGCGTGAAGTGCTACCGCAGGGAGGCCAGAAAATGAGTTATACAGTTGAGCAGATAAACGAGTTGACCAAAGAAAGCGTTCGCCGCGAAAGGACTCTTGTTGCTGAGTACAAAAGGACACACTCTGTTCCAAGCCGCGCCACGATTTCCACGCCGGAGATTGATGCAGAACGCGCAGAGCAGAAGCGCTTGTATGGTGAATATCTCAAAGCTCTGGCCCAAAACCAATAACCGTTGACCACGATGCAAACCGCACCGTGGTTTTCTTTTACCCATTTTTAGGAGGAACTAGCTGAATGGCAAGCATCTTGGTGTCTGACGCGCCTTATGCGTCGTGGCTCTCTGACGTTCTGGCGATGCTGGAGGAAAACAAAATCGACCGCATTTGCGTTGCAGCCCCGCTCCCCGGCGGCGAAGTGTTCACCGGTTACTACCACATGGACATGATGGACAAGGCAGTGGTCGCAACGAACATTCAGGCAGACGCCACGCTGGATGCGGTCTGCGCCAATGGCCGCCACATCCAAGAAGCATGGGAAGATACTGAGGAAGAAGAGGAGGGCGAAGAATGAAGCAGCACAACGTCTGTCCGGGTATCAGCTTTTGCGGGGCGCTGACTATCCTGTTTGTCGCTCTGAAGCTGACCGGCGTTATCTCATGGCCGTGGCTCTGGGTCTGGTCTCCGCTGCTGATTAGTTATGCGGTGTTTATCCTGTTCTTTATCATCGCGCTGATTTTCGGAGACTGACAGCGCAGTATTTCAAGCACGGTGCAGTTTTGCATCGTGCTGTTTTTATGCCCGCTGCGGCCGCATGAGGCCAAAGAGGGTGCAATATCAGTCTACCTGCGGACTTAACAAGGCAGGGGCAACAAGTCAGAGCGACGACTTAAAACGCTTAGTTGCTGAACCGGAGGTATCCCATGAAAACCAGTGAACTGAAAGACCTTGGACTGAATCAGGAGCAGATCGACGCGGTCTTTAAGCTCAACGGCCTCGACGTGGAAAACGCCAAGGCCCCCATCGCCACGCTGACGGCGGAACGTGACGACCTGAAAAACCGCTTGGCAACCGCAGAGGACACCCTGAAAGGCTTCGATGGCAAGTCTGCCGATGAAGTTAAGGCTGAAATCGCCCAGTACAAGAAGCAGGCCGAAGATGCCAGTAAGAGCTTCCAGCTCCAGATGACCCAGCGTGACCAGCGCGATTGGGTCAACGGCCAGCTGGACAAGTACGGCGTTTCCTCTCCCTACGCCCGCCGCCAGCTTACCGCTGACGTGATGGACGAAAAGGACGGCCTGAAGTGGAAGGACGGCGCATTTCAGGGCTTCGACGACTTCATGAAAACTGCAAAGGAAAAGGATTCCGGCCTGTATCAGACCGCCGAGGAAAAGGCGGAAGCTGAGAAGCAGGCGCAGCTCGAAAAGAAGGCTCCGAAAATCGTCGGGCCCACCGGCAACACCACCCCGACGGAAACCAAGTACACCCCGCCCAAAATTTTCTAAACCGAAAGGAAGGTAAACCACTATGGCAAGAATCGAATCCCTTAGCATCCTGACCACCGACACTGGCAAGGAGTATCTGGCCGAGCTGTATGGCAAGGTCATTGAGAACGTGCAGAAAGCGCTGGTTTCTGCTGGCATGAAGAACACCGACCTGTCCGGCGACCCGACCGCTGGCACTGTGGAGGCAAAGCGCTTTGCAAACGCCACCTCTGCAAACTATGGCACTGCCCGCAAGGCTGGCAAAGGCAGCCAGATCAAGGCAAAGTCCGTGACCGTTGCTATCGACACCGACAAGGAAATCGTCGAAGAGATGGAAGAGAAAGATGTCAAGCTGTATGGCGTTAACGGCGTTCTTGACCGCCGCGCTGCAAACCATGTTCTGCGCATGGCCGCAGAGCTGGACAAAGACTTCTTCAAAGCCGCAGACGGTGAAGCCGTCAAGGTGACTGTCGCCGCCGGCACAAGCATCGAAGATGAGCTGGAGCAGGTCATTCAGGAAGCCGAAAACACTGCCAACGATTTTGTGGATGGTGTGCCCCGCGAGATGATGTGTCTGGTGACGTCCACCGCCTACTATGGCAAAATCCGCAACAACCTCGACAAGATGTCTCGCGCCAATGTGGACACCGCTGCTGAGGAGTTCTACGCATGGCACGGTGTCGAGGTCAAGAGCTGCACCCACCTGCCCGCTGGCTGTGACTATATCCTGATGGTTGACGGCTCTGTGGCCCAGCCTGTCATGGCTAACCCCTATACCGCTGAAAAGATTCCGCTGTCCGAGGCGACCGCCGTCAGCCTGTTCTATCACTACGGCACCAAGGTCGTCACCCCTGACCTGATTTTCAAGAAAAAGGGCGCAGAGTAAGAGAAAGGAGCTATCATAATGGCAAAGTTTAAGAACATCGTTACCGGCAATGTGCTGGAGACTGACAACCCGCTGACCATCAAGCTGATGGAGAACAGCGACCGCTATGAAGCTATGGATGCGCCCGCCGTTGAGGCCGCAGCACCCACCAAGAAGTCCGGCAAGGCAAAGGCCGCAGTGGCAGCCGAAGAGGACGCCTGAGCGGAGGTGTAAACCATGGCGTATGCGGATTATGAGTTCTACTCCACCCGGTATTTTGGCGACGAGCTGACCGAGGCGACCGCGCCGAAATGGCTGGAACGTGCGAGCGATGCTGTTGATACCATCACCTTCTACCGGCTGGCGCAGGGTATGCCCGGGGAAGCTGCTCATGTTGCCCGGGTAAAGAAAGCCGTGTGCGCTCTGGCGGATGTCCTCTACCGCGTTGAGCAGCAGCGCACGGTAACGGCGGCCAGCAAAGATGCGCAGGGCAATCTCCGGCCCGCTGTGGCCTCTATGACCTCTGGCAAGGAATCTGTGTCCTATGTGCAGTCTGCGGAGGCGTCCGTGTACGCAAAAGCTGCATCCGACAGCGCAGCGCTGAACTCCCTGTTGCAATCTGAAGCTGAACGGTATCTCGCAAACGTCCCCGGCCCGGACGGCGTGAACCTGCTGTATGCGGGGGTGAGATGATGCACGACCAGACCATAACGCTGTACAACTACCATGAACCGTCTGGCCTCTGGTATACGACTGTGTTTGAGGGCGTGCAGCTTGCTGCGGCCAGCGCGAGCAGCGCGACGACGCACGGCAACAACGGCGGCGATTCGGTGAGCATCATCATACCGGCGGCAGCGGACAAAACGGCAGCCTCCCGGCAGTACATCGGCCCGAAAGCCTATGCAGCGCGGGACGCCCCCGGCGAGTGCTTCACATTCTGGCCGGAACATGATTTCGTCGTTGTCGGCAGCTGCCCTCTGGAGCAGCCTGTTTCCGAGGACGACTACGACAACGGTTTATACCACGAGATGAACCATGGACAGGATGAAGTCTACATAGTTACTTCGGCCTCGTTCTACGGCCTCATTCCGCACTTTGAAGTGGAGGGACGCTGAATGAGCGATACGGAGCATTTTCAGGGCTTTTCCTGCGTCCATGGTCACTTTTATGCAGAAATCCATTTCGACCGTTTTTCACGGCAGTTTGCAGCCGCTCAGGAGTGGCTGGCAGAACAGGTGCTTGCAGACTGCAAACCGTTTATGCCGATGGAGACCGGAAGTCAGATTCAGCGCTCGTATGTGGACGAGGGCGGCAAGCGGGTCGTATTCCCCGGCCCCTATGCACGGTATCTGCACGAGGGCAAGGTCATGGTCGATTCTGAGACCGGCAAAGGCCCCGCAAAGATACCGGACGGCTCCGGCGGCTACCTGCTGCGCTTTCGCAAAGGCGCAACGCTTGTCCCGACAGACAGGCCGCTGAATTATTCGACCACGGCGAACCCGCAAGCAACAGACCATTGGTTTGACGCTGCGAAGGCTGCAAATCAGGACTATTGGCTGGAAAGGGTAAAACGCATAGGAGGTAGAGGCGAAGATGCCTAAAGCAAATACCGCCGTCAAGTTTGATGTTGACGGCTCTGAAATCATGAGCAAGGTGCTGATGGAGCTGCTCAACACCTGCCCCGCACTGTGCGGCAGGAGAATCGCATTCTCCACGCTGGGCGAGGACGACGGCCTTGCGTTCTTCCCTTCTGTGGGTGCGGCTATCACGTCCGAAAAAGAAAGCATCACCGGGCACGTCAATCAGGTCTGCGCTTATCCGTTTGACATCGTGCTGCGCTGCGCTCCCAAGACGGAAGCTGCAAGGATGCGGAGCAAGGAGCTGCTGGACGCTATCGGGCGGTGGCTGGAACGCCAGCCGGTCACAGTGAACGGTGAGCAGTACACCATGAGCGAATATCCGGTGCTGGCAGAGGGAACGCGGGAAATCCAGACCATTTCCCGGACAAGCCCTTCCCACCTGAACGCAGCTTATCAGAACGGCGCGGAAGATTGGCTGCTTTCCAGCAGTTTGAAATACAAAAACGAGTTTGACAGATAAGGAGAGATCACAATGGAAAATATCGAGCGTAAGCGGCTGGCACATTATATCGATGCCAGTTTCGACGCTACGGGCAACACTCCGAAATATGTCCGTTTGGGTAAGGACCTTGAGGAGTACAACCTCGAACTGAACCCGGACGTTGAGGTGTCGAAAAACATTTGGGGTGACAGCACCATCAAGCACAACGGCTACGAGCCGCAGAGCGAGGTGGATCCCTACTATGCAGTGGAGGGCGACCCGCTGTATGAGAAGCTGGAAGCTATCGCAAATGGTCGCCTGACCGGCGACGACTGCATGACTACCAGCGTAGATGTGCTGGTTGACAGCAAGGGCAAGGTGGCATGGGCATACCGCGAGAAGGTCATGGTCGTGCCTACCTCCGTGGGCGGCGACACCAGCGGTGTCCAGATCCCTTTCACCATCTACAATGCCGGTGGGCGCGTCAAGGGTAACTGGGACGTGGCCACCAAGACGTTCACCGAGCTGCCCGGCAGCGATAGCGAATAATCGACAATAAAGCATGAGAACAGGGCGGTCAGCGTGGGTTGGCCGCCCTTTATCTTTAGGAGGACAAAATGGAAAACGAAAAGACCATGAATTTCCCGGAACCCGAAAAGAACGTCGGCATTGTCATCGATGATGGCACCGAGGAGGTTCCTATCACGAACCTGCGCGGCCAGCGTGTCGGCGTTTTCTATGTGCGTCCGACCGACCTCGGCATCGTGCACCGCTATGACGAGTTTGTGAAGGGCTTCGACAGCATTTTGGAGCCTATCCAGCGCGTGAACCTCAACAGTGACGGTTCCGCGAAGGACAATGACACCACGACCATGGACGCGCTGAAGGAGGCCGAGAAGCGGCTGTCCGATAAGCTGAACGCACTGTTCGATGGCAACTTTGCAGAGGCGTTTTTCGGCAAGATGAACCCATTCTCCATCGTGGGCGGTCGCTTCTATTGCGAGGTGGCAATCGAGGCCGTTGGCGCGTATATCGAAAAGCGCTTTGACCACGAGATGAACCTCGCGCATAACCGTGTGGAGAAGTACACTCACGGTTACCGCACCGGCAAGCACCGGAACGGCGGCAATAAGCGGCGCAGAGGTCCGCAGCAGTGATCGGCGAACTCCCTACCCAGCTTCAGGTCAATGGAACAAGCTACGCCATCCGAACGGATATGCAGGACATACTGAAGATCTTGCAGGCGTTCACCGACCCGGAGCTGGAAAATGAGGAAAAGGTCTATATCTGCCTGTTCATCATCTACCGGGACTTCGACAAGATGCCGCAGTCGGATTACAGCGCGGCTTATCAGGCGGCAGCCGATTTCATGGATTGCGGCGTTCACACCGGCGGCACAAAGGGCCGCCCATCGGTGCGGACTATGGATTGGGAGCAGGACGCGCCCCTTATCTTCCCTGCTATCAACAAGGTGGCCGGGTGCGAGGTGCGCAGCATCCCGCATCTGCATTGGTGGACGTTCATGGGCTACTTCATGGAGATCCATGACGGCGTATTCGCTCAGGTCATGTCCCTGCGGGCAAAAAAGGCCAAGGGCAAGAAGCTGGAAAAATGGGAGCGCGAGTTCTGGGCCGCAAACAAAGACCTGTGCGTCCTGAAGGTCAAACGCTCCAAAGAGGAACAGGAAGAAATCGACCGGCTGAACAAACTGTTGAATTAAGGAGGTGGCAAAATGGCAGGACAGGCAGACGGCTCTATTGTCGTTGATACCGAACTGCAAACCGAAGGTTTTGACAAGGGCAGCCGAGAGATGCAGCGAGCAATCGGTTCCCTGCAAACCAAGGTAAACAACCTCGCACCGACCATGAAAAAGGCCATGCGGGGAAGCGCCAGCGCCTTAGAATCCTTTGATGGCAAGGTCGGGCCAATGCGTGAAACGATTTCCGCACTGGAAGAAAAGCTGGAACAGCTGGGCAAGGCTCGGCTCCCGACTGAGGATTATCAGTGGCTCCAGACGGAGATTGCAAAGGCCGAGAAAGAGCTTGACAAACTGCTCAACAAAGAGGCCGCATACGAGGATTTGGACGTGAGCAAATCTTCGCAGAAGTGGAAAACGCTGCAATACAGCATCGAGCAGACCGAACGAAAGCTGGAAGAATACCGGGCCGAGGCGGCGCAGATGGAGGAGAATGGAACCTCTCACACGTCTGGCGCAGATTCTGCGGAGTATGACCAGCTGAGTACGGCTCTCGACGCCGTGAAAGAAAAGCTCGACGGTATGGTGCAGAAAGTGGAGCGCGGCACATCTGCTTTTGCAAAGTTCGGCAGTATTATCGGCAAGGGTGTTGTCGGCGGCCTGAAGGGCATGGTTTCCATGCTGGGTAAGGGCGCGGCAGCCATGCTGAAATTGTCCCTGCGGGCAAAGAAAACGCATTCCAGCTTCAACAACGGAATCGGAACGCTGCTGCGGTATGGTCTGGGCGTTCGCTCCCTGTTTACCCTCATGAGCAAGCTGCGCAGCGCGTTGGTGGACGGTTATAAAAATCTTGCCCGGTATTCCAGCCGGACAAACGCCGCGATATCGTCCCTCATGTCTGCGCTGACGAGGCTGAAGAACAGCTTTGCAGCAGCGTTTGACCCCATTCTGAGGGCGGCAGCTCCGGCGCTGGTTACGCTCATTAACCTGATTTCTAACGCGGTCTCCAAGATTGGTATGCTGACGGCTGCGCTGACCGGCGCAAAGACCTTCACCAAAGCAACGACCATTCAAGAGAACTACGCAAAGAGTATCGATAAAACGTCCAAGGCGGCGAAAAAGGCCAAAGCTGTATTGGCCAGCTTTGACGAGCTGAACATTCTGGACGACAACAGCAGTGACAGCACGAAGGATGACGGCTCCGTTGACCCATCCAAGATGTTTGAGCAGGTTCCCATCGACAGCGCGGTGCTGGACTTTGCGGACAAGCTGAAAAAGGCATTCGAGGAAGCAGACTGGAAAGGCCTCGGCACTTTACTGGGAGACAAAATCAACGAGCTGGTGGACAGCGTTGATTGGTCTGGCTGGGGAACGAAAATCGGCAAGGGCATGAATGCCGCCATCCAAATACTGTACTACACCGTGGATACGGTGGACTGGGTGAACATCGGCAAGCATCTGGCCGAGGCGGTCAACAGCATCATCAATGAGGTTGACTGGGACATCTTCGGGCGGCTGCTGGCAAAGAAGTTCACTGTGGCGCTGGACGTGGCCGGTGGTTTCCTGAAAGAGCTGGACTGGACGGCTGTGCTTCAGGCGTTCACCAGCGGCTTTTCCGGCTTCTACAACGAGCTGCAAGAGTGGCTGGAGAGCAAAGACTGGCATCGGATTGGCGAGATCATCACCGCCAAGCTGTCCGACGCGCTGCGCAACGGCAATGTGGAGGGCGCAGTCAAGAGCTTTTTCGACGCTTTCACGGAGGCCATCAACTCGCTGGCCGACCTGATGGATGGCATCGACTTCTATCAGGTGGCAAAAGACCTCGTTGAAATGCTTATCCGGGCCGTGTCCGGCGTGAGCTGGGACGAGCTGACGGAGGCGCTGGGCCGCCTTATCGGCGAATCCATTGACGCGGTCATTCAGATTTTGGCTGGATCTCTGGCCGATGTGGGCAACTACTTCAAAGAGAAAACGCAGGAGGTCGGAGGCGACGCTGTTGCAGGCTTCTTCTTCGGCATCAAGAACGCTATCTTCGGCGTTGGTGCATGGATTGTAGATAACATTTTCAAGCCGTTCTGGGACGGCATCTGCGCCGCATTTGAGATTCACTCGCCATCCAAGAAGATGGCCGAGATTGGCGGCTACATTATCGCAGGCCTGTTGGACGGCATCAAAGACCTGCCGTCTAAGCTGAAAGCCAAGCTTGACGATGCGCTGGATAAGGTGGTCAGTTGGGGTAGCGACCTGAAGTCCAAAGTCAAGGATGCTGCTGCGGATGCAGTGTCCAAGGCGGTAGACGAGTTCAAGGATTTGGCCTCTAAGCTGAAACTGAAACTGGACGCGGCCATCGACAAGGTGAAGGGCTTTGCAAAGGACATCGCCTCCCGGATGAAGTCCGGCACTGCTGACGCTGTGGCGGATGCAGCCTCCCAGCTGGGCAATCTGGCAGGCAAGGCAAAAGAAAAATTCGACAACACCATCGCCAGAGCAAAGTCCTTCGCGACCGGCCTTATTTCCAAGTTGAAAGGCGGTGCTGCTGACGCTGTGTCTAGCGCAGCTTCGCAGCTGGCAACCATGCCGCAGAAGGTCAAGGAAAAGCTCGACCTTGTGATTCAGAAAGCCGTGTCGTTTGCCGCTAACCTGAAGGAAAAGTTCACGAGCGCTGGCAAAAACGCGCTGGCGGGCATCATCATCGGCATTTCCTCCAAAATCGAGGAAGTCAAGACCTCCATTAGCAACGTGGGCCTCGCCCTTATCAACACCTTCAAAACGCTGCTGGGCATCCACTCGCCCTCGCGTGTCTTTGCCGAACAGGGCGGCTTTATCGCTGCCGGTCTTATTATCGGCATGGAGGGTGCAACGGACGATGTCAAGAAAGCTGCTGCACAGCTGGCGGGCGCTGCCGTTGACGCTGCAACGGACGCTGTTGCAGAGGTCGCCCCGACCACGCTGGAAAAAATCAAGGAAAACCTCGAAAAGATAGAGGATGCCTTTGACGATGACACCGGTCTGGGCAAAATCTACAACACCATCAAGAACCTGTTCAGTATCGACTGGTCGGACATCGACACTTCCGATATTTTGGAGCTGGCCAAGAACATCACGACCCTGTTCTTCGACAGTCTGGACAAGAATGTGCGGCTGTCCATTTCCGACTTCATCAACACCTCTCTGGACTACCTGAACAAAGCCTATGAGCAGGAAGGTCTGCCCGGCCTTATCAAAGCGGGCAAGACCATTATCTCCGGTCTGGCCTCTGGTATGGCTAAGGGTATAAAATACATCGTGGCGAACGGCGGCCAGATTTTCAGTGCCCTGAAAGATGGGATTCTGGTGGCTCTGCAAGGTGTCAACGCGGAGCTGCTCATTGCCGTGGGCGTTATCGCCCTCATTGCTGTGGCTATCGCGGGTGCATGGAAGTATAGCGAGCAGTTCCGGGATTCCGTTCTGAACGCTGTAAACCGCATCAAGAAAGCGATTGAAAAGGTCATGGCAGCCATCAAGAAAGCCCTGACACCCATCGTGGAACTGGTGAAGAATGTGTTCACCATGCTGCAAGGCCTGATCGCACAGCTGTTTGAGCTTGTGGGCAGCATCCTCGCAAAAATCATCGACTGGATTGCGCCGGTCATTACGATCATCGGCAATTTCCTGAGCGATGTTATCACGGTGCTGGGAACCATCATCGGCTATATCGCAAAGCTGCTGACCCCTCTTATCAACGGCATTGGCAAGATTATCTCCACGATTCTGGAATGCCTGCAAAAAATCTGGAACACCCTCAGCGATGCACTGTCCCCGGCATTTGAGGCAATCTGGAAAGTCGTATCGAAAATCTTTGAAACCATCGGGAATCTGCTGCAAACCATAGTGGATGCACTAGCCCCGGCGATTGACGCACTGGCTGAAGCGTTTGGCACTATCCTTGACGCGGTGGCCCGTATCGTTTCGGCCATCGTAGATGCACTGGCTCCGGTCATTCAGGTCATTGCGGAAGCACTGGGCGGTATCATCACAGTGCTGGCCGAAATCGTGGGTGCTGTTGTGGATGCACTGGCTCCGGCAATCAAGCTGATTGGCGATGTGCTGGGAGCGATTTTCGGTGTCATTGCCAAGATCGTCGACCTCGTTTGTGGCATTCTGAAGCCGGTTATTGACGTGATTTGCGGCGCGCTGAAAGCCATCGGCGATGTGATAAACAACATCTTCAATGGCGTGAAGAACTTGACCAGCAAGGCAGTAGAGACTGGTAAGAACATCATTCAGGGCATCGGAACCGGCATCAAGAATGCTGCAACCGGCCTGTGGAATGGCATCAAGAACGTTGGCAACAACATCGTCAACGGCTTCAAGAATTTCTTCGGCATCCACTCGCCGTCTAAGCTTATGGCCAGTGAAATCGGTGAGTATCTGCCTGCCGGTATTAACGAGGGCATGAAGGACGCCATGCCTGCCCTGCTGTCCAGTGCAGAGGACCAGATGGGCAATCTGGTTGACACTGTGAAGGACGGCGCAGCAGAGGCCAACGGCGCGATCGCTGGCAGCGGTATGCCGCTGCTGTCCGAAGTTTCGGGCAAGGTCGATATCGTGGACGGTCTGGATGATGTTCTGACCCGGTTTTCCGACAAGGTGGCAGACAGCTTTACAAGCCTGCTTGACCGTCTGACGGAAATCACGCAGAGCGCGAACTTCTTCATTCCTGCGGTTGCGACCGGCATGGTCACGCCGTATGGTGTCAGCGGCAGCGCTGGCGGCGGCTCTGGGAACGTTGTGGAGGAAATCCACGCCTCCAACGAGGAAACGACCCGCACCATCGTGCAGGCCATTGGCAGTGCTACGAACAGCATCTGCGCAGCGGTCGAGCAGTACAGCGGCGTGGAGGTAAGCGTGGATGCTGACAGCCTGTCGCAGCATACTGTGGACTACATCAACCGCAAGACCCGGATGTTCGGCACCTCTCCGCTGCTGACCCCTACGGAAGTATAAGGAGGCAAGAACCCTATGAAACCGATTCTTAAAATCGGAAATCATGACTATACCCAGTGGGTAGCAGAGGGTGGCCTTACCCCCACGGACAGCGATGTGGATTCCAGCAAGTCTGGAAGAAACACGCTGGACGCGGTCATGGTCAGAAACAAGCTGGGCCACAAGATGAAATGGTCCGTCACGCTGATGGATATCCCGGAGGAAGTCGCTGCCCAGCTGTCGAAAGACCTGAGCCAGACATTCTTCAGCGCCACATTGCTGGACCCGGATGCAGGGCGATATCTGACCAAGACCTACTACTGCGCGAACCGGCCCTTCGGTGCGCAGCGGTACGACAAGGCCACGAAGAAAACCTACTATGTCGGCATGGCGTTCAACATGACCGAGCAGTAAGGAGGTGATTCTACGAGACAGAGAACAAAGCTGTGGACGGAGCTGGCGGCTCGCGGGCGGTTCAATCTGGATTCCCGCGCCGTCATCGCTGGCAAAGAATACTATAAAATCTCCGCGCCGCAAATCAGTCACAGTCTTGCGACAGAGCCGTTTAGCATCGGCAACTGCAATGCAGCCTCTTTGAAGCTGGACGTTCTTCTGGACGATGGGGAGAGCATACCAGACGGAGCCTCCGTGCGCATTATCGCCCGGCTCACCGATTTGGATGTTACAGAGCACACGGAAACGCTGCAATTCGGCGAGTTCATGGTGGACACCTGCAACAAGGAGGAGAACATATACTCGCTGTCCTGCTATGACGCGATGCTCAAGACATCGCAGGCAATGGTGGACGATAGCGACAGTGAAAGCGACTGGCCAAAGTCCATGGCCGTTGTCGTGCAGGAAATCGCATACCGCATCGGTGTGCCGATTGACCCGCGCACCCGCATCAACCGAGGGCTAAACTACATGGTTCCCTTCCCGAAAGGCTACACCATGCAGCAGGTCTTAGGATGGATAGGCGCGTGCAACGGCGGCAACTGGACCATCACGGACGATGGAATGCTGCGGCTGGTGACGTTGACCGCACCGCCCACGGAAACCTACCGTATCGTGGATGAATACTATAACGACATCATTACCGGTGACGGCTATGCGCTGGCGTGGGAGCTGTCCAGTGGCAACGGAGAACCCCAGACCCCGGAAACCGGCAGCAGTGTCGGTTCCCTGACCCAAAAAATCTATCCGGTCGTTGACCATGAGTTCAACCGCATCGTCACGGCAGACGGCTTTACGCTGGTCTACGACCAGACCGGCGCAGTTGAAGCTGCGCAAGGCATCGTTCATGTTCCCATGGTGCGCGGCAAAGTCGCGACCGGCAGGCGGCTCAAGGTGTCCAAGGTCACCATGACGGACGAGGAAGGAAATTCTTTTTCCAAGGGCGATGACACCGGATTTGAAATTGCGGTGGATAACTGCCCCTATTCCTGTCAAGGTATCTGCAACGACCTCTATTCCATGTTGAACGGCATTGAGTATGAGCCTTTTACGGCGACAGATGCCCTTTTCGACCCAGCCGCCGAGCTTGGAGATCAGGTCAAAATCGGCGACCAAGTTCACAGCTCCATCTATTCCATGGACGCGACCTTCGATATCGGCTACGCTAACACCATCAGTGCACCGACCAACACCGAGGCGACTCGGCAGTATCCGTATTTAACCCAGCGCGACAAGAACCGGGACAAGGTCTTTCTGGAAATGAGCGCCGACTATGGCGGCGTTGCGATGTCGGCAGATGCCGGTCTGGTTGTCACTAAGACCGGCAGCGCTGCAAAGGCCATGACGGAGGCTCACAGTACACCGGTCTCCCGCGCTGAGGTACAGTATTCGGACGAATACATTGCCATGCGGGCACGGGACACGGAGACCGGGCGCATGGAGGACTGCATCTTTTTCGATGACGAAAAAGAGAAGTACTGCATCACGAAAGCTGTCCTGATAGAACAGGCTGATGAACTGGCAAAGGAGCTGAAAAATTTGGCTGATGAACTGAAATCCATGGAAGGTGGAGAGGGCACAGATGCCGTCACACTGCCGCAGCTCTTACAGTCCGTCAAGGATGTGCAGGCATCTCTCACAGAGCAGCGCACCACGCTGGACGGTTTGGAAACCTCTTCGGCCAATATCAAGGAAACGCTGGCTGCTGTGCAGACCGCACTTTCCGACATCAAGACGGCGGCAGCGGGCATCCGGTCTGCTGTGGACAAGAACGCCGCAGCGCTGGCCACGGTGGACACTACGCTGTCCGATGTGAAGAAGTCTCTGGCAGCCGTGCAGACCGATGTGACGGCTCTGAAAAAGACCGCTGCTGCTCAGTCCACAGAGCTGGCCGAGGTTCACACGGCGGTAGACGAGCACACCACCACGCTGTCCGCGATGGATGAAAAGCTGACGGCTACACAAGGAACGCTGGACAATATCTTGACGATTCTGAAAGCAATGTCAGACACACCTAAAGAGCCGACCAGCGGAACCGAAACCTAAAAGGAGGGAATCTAATGTCTGAAAAACGCATTCAGGACTTCGCCACGGCGGCTGACGCTCTGGACGATGACCTGTTGCTTATCGCATCGAAAGACAAAACCTACAACATCAAGGTCAAAACCCTGAAGGATGCTGTGCAGGGCGATGCCGACCGCGCAGAGGCCGCAGCACAGGAGGCCAAAAACACCGCGCAGCAGGTGGCCAAATCCGTTGGCAACATTGAGCAGCTGGCTGCATCTGCTGAGAGCAAAGCGGCCACGGCCGTCACTGCTGCAAATCAGGCTGTGCAGGATGCAGCGGCAGCCCAAAGGTCGGCAAGCAACACCGAAAGCATGGTGTCCACGGCCCAGACCGCAGCATCCGAGGCCAGCACAGCAGCGGTCAAGGCGGGCGATTCCGCAACCGCTGCTGCATCGTCCGCATCGTCGGCGCAGGAGGCCGCAACAAACGCGGCCAGCTCGTCCAAGGCTGCCGTAGAGGCTGCAAATGCCGCAACCACCACGGCGACCGAGGCGAAAACAACTGCCGGTGAAGCAAAGACTGCCGCAGAACAGGCAACGTCTGACGCTGCCGATGCAGCGGCCAACATCAAGACCGCGACCGAGGCGGCCTCGAAGTCTGCTGCATCTGCAAAGACCGCAGAGCTTCAGGCGGCGGCAGCAGCGGCCACGCTGGCCCAGTTTCAGGAAATCATCGAGAACGGCGTTGTTCAGGACGTTCAGTCCGTTGATGATGGCCTGAAGATTACCTACACCAACGGCGGCACCATCACGCTGCCTATCAAGGCTTCTGGCGGGCTGGCGTTCAGCTCGATGGTCTACGACACAGAAACCCACTATCTGCACCTGTACGATGAAAACGAGAAGGACGTTATCGACCCGGTATACATTCCGGGCGGCGGTGGCGGCGGCTCCGGTGGCTCTTCCGGCGTTACACTGACGAACGAAACCTACGTCAACGGCGAAAAGGCACTGTCCTTCGCCATTGCGCAGGGCCAGACAACCGAGCTGTCCTACACCTTCACCGATACCGACCCGGACTTCGGCGGCGCTGCTGCCTACTATGTCAACGGTGTTCAGGTGGCAACGGCCAACATCGTGCAGAGCGTGAAAATCACCTTTAATCCGACAGAATGGCTGGTTGCCGGTGACAACAAAATCCGCGTTGTGGTCACGGATGAAAACGGCGCGACCGGCTCCAAGACATGGACAGTTTCCGTCCTGACCGTTTCCGTGTCTGCTACACTGTCGGAATCCACGCTGTACACGGTCGGAACCGCGTTCCGCATCAGCTACACCCCGGTCGGCTCCGGCATGAGCAAGACCACGCACTTCCTTGTGGACGGCAAACAGGTAGCAGAGGCTACCACGACCTACTCTGGTCGTCAGCTGGTGCAGAACCTGACCATCAGCAAGCACGGCGCTCACGACATCGACATCTACACGACCACCACGGCCAGCGGTAGCACCATCACAAGCCCTACCGTGCACTTCTGTATCGCGGTCGTGGATGCTGCAAGCAATGTGCCTATCATCACGGTCAAGGACAAAAAGCCCTCCGGCCGCGTGTATATGACCGCTGCTATCCAGTATATGGTCTATGACCCCAGCACCGAGCAGGCCAGCGTGAAGCAGTCCGTTGACGGCGTAGAAACCGCTCTTACGGTGGGCCGCAGCTTGCAGTCGTGGGCATACAAACCGCGCACCGAGGGCGAACACGCCCTGAAGCTGACCTGCGGCGAAACGTCCGTCACCATGACCTACACGGCCACCGCGCTGGGCTATGACATCCATCCGGCCAACGTGGACGCGAAGTTTGACTTTGACCCGTCGGGCCGCTCCAACTCCGCAGCAGACCGCGATACATGGGTTTCCAACGGTGTTTCACTGACCGTGGACAAGGACTTCGACTGGACGAACGGCGGCTATCAGCAGGACACTGACGGCAACACGGCTTTTGTCATCCGCGCCGGTCATACCGCAACCATCAACTACAACCTATTCGGCTCGACCAATCTTCAGGCCTATGGCGCGTCTTTCAAGATGATCTACACGGCCAAGAATGTGCGCGAGTTTGACGCTGTGGTTGCACAGTGCCTTTCGGATGGCGTTGGTCTGGATGCAAACGCCAAGGAAGTGACCCTGTCCACGGAACAGACCGGCATCAGCCAGTTTGTTTGCGAGGGCGAGCGCACGGAGCTGGTCTACAACATCACCAGCCGCAGCAAGAACAGTGAGCTGTTCTTGAACCTTCAGGGCATTCCGTCCCGGTTCGCTACCTACTCGGAGAGCGACCGTCTAGCCCAACGCAACCCGGTCCCGCTGACCATCGGCAGCCCGGATTGTGATGTGTGGTTGTACCGCTGCAAGTTCTACGATATCAGCCTCGGCGATGCCGACATGATGGACAACTTCATTGCGGACGCACCCGACCCGGACGAGATGATAGCTCGGTATGAACGCAATTCTGTGGACGATGGTGCTGGTAACATCATCACCGACTGGAACGCATCGTCCATTGATGAAGCCTACATCGACAATCTGGCAAAGTCCCGCCCCGGCCTGCGCGTCATCAAGCTGCGCGTCCCGCGCTTCACTACCGACAAGAACGACAAGGTGTCCGGCAGCAGCGTGGAACACCTCCTGTATGGCGCTCGCGCAAAGGACTGTTGGAAGAACGAGAGCGTTGTCCACCGTGGGCAGGGCACGTCCTCCAACGCCTACGGCAAGGCGGGCCGCAACATGGACTTCGACTGCAAGGGCAAGTTCGTCTACACCGAAAACGGCGTTGTCATGGAGGCCGACACCTACGACATGACCGAGAACAGTGTGGGCGAAACCTACTTCAACCTCAAGTTGAACATTGCATCCAGCGAGAACATGAACAATGCCATGCTGGCCGAGCTGTTCAACAAGTACCAGCCGTACATCCGCGCCGCCCGGTCTGCGAATCCCAAGGTGCGCGACACGATGGAGTTCCATCCGTGTGTCGTGTTCGTGTACAACGAAAGCGCCGAGGAAGGGTTCACACAGGGTCAGTGGATTTTCTACGGCGTGGGCGATTTCGGCAACTCCAAGAAGGACAAAAAGGCGCAGGGTCTTGACAGCACAACGCGCCCGAATGAGTGCATTGTGGAGCTGTGCAACAATACCCATGTCTACAACCGCTTCAAGGGCTACGAGGGCGCGGCAGACGCTTCCAGCTGGGAAAGTGATGACAACCCGAACGCTCCCCTGTCCTTCCGCTACATCGCGGACACCTGTGATGAGGCTGTGGCCCGCAACGCATGGAGCGATGTGGTGAAGTGGGTCTGTTCGACCGACCGCACAGCAGCGACCGGCAAGGCGCTGGAAAGCTCGGCCACCTACGGCGGCACAGCCTACACCAACGACACGGCAGAGTACCGCGCCGCGAAGTTCGTGAACGAGTTTGACCAGCACTTTGAGAGCAAGTCCACCTTGTATCACTACCTGTTCACCAGCTTCTTCACCATGCCGGACAACCGCGCAAAGAATACCTTCCCCCACTGCGAGGATGTGACCGCTGCGCACCCCATCTGGGACTACTGCTTCGGCTACGACTTCGACACGGCCATGGGCAACAACAACGAGGGCGATTTGGCTCTGGACTATGGCATGGAGGACACCGACCAGCTGAACGGCGGCAACGTGTTCAACGCGCAGGATTCTGTCCTGTGGGTCAACGTGCGCGATCTGCTGACCGACCGTCTGAACGCGATGGTCGCGACCCTGACGGAGCTGTTCGATGCTGACCGCCTGAATGCGGCGTTTGACGCATATCAGTCCCTTCGCCCGGAACGCTTGCTCGTTGCAGATGCACGGCGCAAGTATATCCGGCCCTACGAGGATTTGAAGGAGGGCGGCACGGCCATTACCATGTTCATCCCCATGATGAACGGTGACAAACGGCTCCAGCGGCACTACTTCCTCAAATACAACAGCATCTATTTCGCGTCCAAGTGGAACACGGCTGTTGCCCGGAACGACAAAATCACTCTGCGTGGCTTCGCAAGCCCGACCGGCGAGATTGCCGCAATCACTATCACGCCGTATTCCGACCTGTATGCGTCCATCTTGTTTGGCTCCATTCTGAAGCAGCAGCGCTGCAAGCGCGGCGAGCCGGTGACGTTGAGCATGAGCAAGGACACGGCGCTGAACGATACCGAAATCTACATCTATTCGGCATCCATGCTGGAAGCTGTGGAGGGCATCGCCAGCGTGTACACCAATCAGGCCGATTTCTCCGCAGCCACCAAGCTGCGTTCTATCGTCATAGGCAGCGATGATTCCGGCTATTCCAACGTCAACCTGACCAGCACAATCAAGCTGGACTTCTCCGCGCTGGCCGTGCTGGAAGAACTGCGCATCGACCATTGCCCGAATCTGAACGCACCGGTGGACGTGTCCGGCTGCGTGGCACTGAAGGTGGCCAGCTTCAAGGGCACACCGGTCTCTGCTGTCAACTTCGCTGCTGGCAGCGCTCTGGAAGAATGCTATCTGGAAAGCCCGGTCAGCCTGACGCTGCGCAATATGCAGAACATCAAGAAATTTGATGTGGCCGACAACTACGCAGCCTTGACCGGTCTGCGGCATGAAAACACGCCGTTCCCGGCAGCGTATGACATCGTGAACGCTGCATCCAAGCTGTACACGGTACGCCTTGCGGGCATCGACTGGCAGCTCACCGGAACGGAAATTCTGAACCGCCTGCTGTCCATGGGTGGCTACGATGAAAACGGCCTTGAAATCGGGCAGTCTGCTCTGTCCGGTAAGGTCTACACCTCGGTCATCCGGCAGGCAGAAGTCGAAAGCTATGCAGCAGCATGGCCCGATCTGGCCGTTACCTACGGCGGTACGGTGCAGCAGTATAAGGTAACTTTCTGCAACTATGATGGCACGGCTCTTACGCTGAAGGATGGCAGCCCAGCAGAGTTCCTTGTGGACCGTGGCGCGGACTGTGCAGACCCCATCAGGGCCGGTCTGATGGACACACCGACCAAGGCTTCCACGCAGGCCGAGGTTTTTACCTATGGTGGCTGGGATTCGCCGTTGACGCAGGTGTTGGGCAACCTGAACGTCAAGGCGACATACACCAGCGTCCCGCAGAAATACACGGTGCGTTGGTACTCGCAGGCGGGCGTTGTGGTCGGCAGCAAGACCGTTGACTACGACACCGAGGCCATGCCGCCCGCAGACCCGGAGCGCACGGACGAGGAATCGAGCTTCGTCTACCATCTGTTTGACGGATGGGACAAGAGTACGGCTCATGTCAAAGAGAATATGGATGTCTATGCGCGTTGGATTCGCGGCACGTTGCCCAACCTCGGCGATGACCTGTCGAACCTGAATCTAGCGCAGCTGTACGGCATCCGGCAGTCTGGCCGCGCCTCGCTCTACTTCACCGAGGAAGAAATCAAGACCCGCATTCCGTTCACCATGGGCTATGAGCCGCAGTTCGACAACGTGGAATCTGTGCTGCTGGCCGAGAACATGGAGCTGACCGGCTCTACCTCCAAAGATACCGGCGTGAAGATCATGGACGAGGACACCGGCTGGACGCTGGTTGTGGACTGTGTGTTCGACCAGCCGACCTCTGAGGCTTGTGTGGCCGCCTGCTTCACCAAGACCGGCTACCACGGCTTCAAGGTCAAGTACAGCAGCGGTACGGCGGTCCAGTGGGGTACGAACACGGCGAACAACAGCCGTGGCACCGGCCTGTCTACTATCTCCGGTGTCGGTACGCAGTACATCTCTGACCAGTACCGTGAGCTGGTCGTGCTGCGCCATATCAAGGGCAGCCGGAACCTGAATGTCTACTTCTCCAACCCGAACGGCGATGCGATTATCAGCCGCGAGCTGATTAAGACCATCGACACCAAATCGGATGCAACTCTGATGCTGGGCTGCGACAATGACGGCAAGAACTTTGCGACCGGCTTCCTGTACCGCTGTAAGCTCTGGAAAGAGGACCTTGGCGAAACCGAGTGCATGAAGATGGCTGCATGGCCTCGCGAGGAAAGCTATCTGGAGGTTGTCGGTACTGGCGGTGCGACCAAGACCAACGGCGGCACGACCGCCATTGACCTTATCCATGCCGGTCTGCTGAACGGCTACCACCGCATGAATCCCACCAACAGCAACGCCGGAGGCTGGCCCGCTTCCGAGATGCGGCAGTGGCTTCAGAGCCGCTACCTGTCCGGCCTGCCCGCAGCCCTGAGCCGGATGCTAGTATCTGTGCATATCTCGTCCGTGGACTACGGCGCTGGAACTGCTGGCATTCTGGAAACGGAAGATAAGGTCTATCTGCCGTCTTTGCGTGAGATGAACGGCGAAAACTCGGAACCGTTCGTGTACTGCGGCGAGCGGATTCCATGGTTCACGTCTGACCGGACGCGAATCAAATTTGCTGGCTACACACTGAGCGAGAACCCGACCTATACGGTATCTAGCACCGCGCCCAAGAACCCCAAAAAGGGGGATGTATGGATTTGTTCTGCCGACAGTAACGTGGGATATCTCTGGAATGGACACGCATGGGTAAGGGCGCGGTGGTATTGGCTTCGCGATGCTTCGGTGTCCGCGTCTACCAACTTC